CGGGTTGTTACAGAAGCGTATTCTGAAGTACATGAAAAAATCATAAATTATTATCAATCAAAAGGAGGAGAATAGGATGCAAGGCTTTGAGAGCGCTGTTGATATATCGTACATTACACTTACCCAACAGAAGATGACTTTCTTGACTGCAAACTACGGTCTTTCGGCAGCGCAGGTAGAAGCCTTCGCAGATGGGCTTGGCAAGGCCTATTGGTCCCATAGCGCAGAGATCGAACAGTCATGGGCGGAGTCTGGCTGGAAACCAGAGAACCCTGCTGGCGCTATGATAGAGTGTCTGGTTGATGCAGATAGGCTTGAAGACTTTCTAGATGATTACGAGGCATTCTGGAAAGAATGGCTATTCAAACAGGAACTCGCATACGATCTCTATGACGTCGATATGCCTCTTTTCCTTACGGAATATCTTCGTAAAAACAACATGACATGGTGGAACGCAGCATGAGTTATACTCCTTTCAAACCGACAAGCCCACGAGCGATCGCAGGACTCGGGTTCCAGCAGCGCGCTTACGACGCTTTTGTTCAAAGCCACCCGGATATCAAGTTCGAGATGGTCTGGGACTACTTTGCAAAACAGCAGCCGGAACTAGATTCAAAGGAACTCGCCATTCTGGAAAAGGAATGGGGCGATATAACGTATGAAGTAGATGGCGTACGACATTGGGTCGAATGTTGCTTTGCAATGGGTACCCAGATTTCAAGACTCTGCGAGATGAAGCGTACTCGCTTTCTTGGAGAACGCAGGTGGTACTGTTATGGCTTCGCAGGTACCGACGACATGGTCTTTATACCGAGCATGACATGGCATAGCTACACGGCGCATATCAAGCAGGAGGATAAGTCCTGTCGTATAGTGCCACTGCGCAGTATTCGAAATCTTAAAAAGGGCCGGTTAGGCATTGATAATTACTGGAAAGAGGTACACGGATGAGTCTAGGTGGAATCATATTTATTGTCCTGTTAGCGTGGGCTATCGGAGACACCGTAAAGAACATCAAGAACAGAGGGGATAAGAATGACAATGATTGAGTGGGGAGCCATAATATTACTGGCTGCTGGATTGATTACCGTCGCGATGGGAGATGAATGATCTGGTTTATGGGGTTGGCCATGGCTGAGGAAACTGTGCTGTTTGACGATCTTCGAACGGCCGAGGACATATCATATAGCGAGCAGACTATCTATCGCCAGAGAGCGCAAAGCGCCATGATTAGGAGGCTTGCAAAGAAGTATCGTGTGGTCGGAGACCATAACTTTATACCCGAGATGGAAAAGTCCGACAAGAGCATGAACTGTGTGAACGCGAACTGTGCACTGAACATGGCTCGGGATCTCGGGATGAATTGGCTTGTCACGTCTGATTGGACCGATGGATACTTGTCGGTAACTCTTCTGAACGTGAAAGCCAATAAACCCGTGTGTTCCGATATGCGGGGGCCGGAGGGGAGGAGTTTACTACTCACCTACGAGCCTGATCCTATCATCGACTGCCTGAACAAGCGCGCCGCCTGGCTACCCCAGGTGCGCCTCCCGGGGCTCCCGGAGGTGTGGGTCGAGCCGCCTTCGGCGGAGAATGTGCGTGATGTCGCGATCGCCGCGGCGGTGATTGCGCCGATCCTATATATATTCGTCGACAACTTTTCAAACATCGCGGAGAAGTAAATGTTGCTAACCATAAAAGAGTCAATTCTGGTGAAAGCCTTTCGAGCTGATAAAATAGGACAGATTGGAACAATCGTTGGAGTAAGCCTTGCACAGGATTTCGATGACGACGGGCTTTCACAAGTTGTTTATATATTCGACATCATGTGGCCGAACGGTGTCTTTGAAAAACACCGGCATAGTGAGTTCGTGGTTCTTGACGACGAGGAAAATCCCAACGCGGTTTGGGACTGGCTGCAAAAAGAGATGAAAAATTCCCGGGGAAAAATTTGAACATCAAAAGCTAAATTTGTATAATGTTATCGTAGGAGGATTTATGAAAGACAATGGAAGACCCAAACTGGGCTATTCAAATATTTACTGGACTATAATAGACCGTAAAGAAAGAAAAAAGCCGATTGTTGTTGAAGAAGAAGTGTTAGAGGATCCAATCGTTATTCCTCTAGAGGGTACACATGACCAGATATAAGAAAGGCCAACAAATCGTTGCTAGAGAAGAACTGTGGAGTCGTACACATAAAGTCCTTCGCGGAACGGAAGGTATTGTTATCAACATTTGTAAAAGATACAAAATCGGTCTTCATTCATATCAGCTATATGACGTCATATTCAATTGCGGAACAAGAGCAACAGTCAAATCGGAGAACATCAAGGAGAAGTTATGATACCAGACAATAAATGGAAACCCGGGGACAGGGTCAAAACCAACGCAACGATTAGAACCGTTAATTGTGTTATACCGTACTCTGTCGCAGGAACAATCATGCAAGTATCAGATAGAAAAAATCTAAATGGTCAATACTTGTACGATATTATATTTGATGACGGCCAAAGAGCCACGATTCAGGCTTTTGATCTTACAGACGAAAAATATAAGTTGCCTTTTTAGGAGATTGAAATGTTAGAATGGATAAAAAAAATATTCGGAATCAAGTCCGAACTTGAAAGGAAGCAAGAACAAATTAGAAAATTGCACAAAAAAGCTTTTGACGCGCAAAGGATAGGCGACTTGTCTCTGGCCGGCAAGTATCAGAAAGAAGCGAATGTTATTGCAGAGAGCATTCGAGAGGACGAACATGAAGAAGGGTGATTTGTGGGTTGAATGGAGACGCTCGGATCAACTTGTATTATTAGAAATTACTTCTATTTTTTGGCTAGGAAAAACCCAACATGTTGAAGGGATATTTGTTTCTGGTCCGGTGATGGGAAAATCAAAGTCTTGGGACTGGAGAATGTTTGAAAGAAGATTCAAAAAACTCAATATGTTCAATGAGGAGAAAGTATGAAAACTTTTATTGCTGGCGCAATGTTCGCAGCTGCTCAAGTTTTGGCTTGGTTCCAGTCTAATTCTGGCATCATAGGTGGCTGGATGGCACAGAACTACATCTACGTAGCTATCGTATTTGGGCCTATAGTATCGCTACTATTCGCTGTTGGTACTAAAATGATGTATAATGAAGGAATTACATTGTGGTCAATTAGGTTTCTTACCTTCGGTCTAGGCTACCTTGTTTTTATTCCGTTGACTTGGTATTTCTTAGGGGAGGAAATTCTTACCGTCAAAAACGTTCTTTCCTTTCTCTTGTGTGTCGCTCTTATCTCTACACAATTCTTCATGAAGTAAAACATGACCATTGGAAGCCTAGTAAGAAGAAAAGAAAACGAATGGGAAAAGCATAACCCGTGGATGAAAAAATGGCAGAACGCTGACGAAGTCGGAATTATTGTTCGGGTTGGAAAGTCAGGATACTGGGATTATGAAGTGTACTGGACCAATGGTGTCTGGACTCATGATGAATCGGAATTAGAGGAAGTAAATGAAAATTGAATGTGGCGATTTATACAGAGTAAAACTTACAGGAACACATAGCCCTTGTCAATTTGGGGCTTACGTCGTTCTAATAGAGAGATTACGCGAGAGCCAATATTGGTCTGCCACAAATCTAAATACTGGGAACTGGCATCATTACAGGATAACAGATTTGGAATTTATTGCAAAAGGAAAAAAATGAAAGTAGGTGACTTGGTAAAATACAAAGACCGATACAAAGAAACAATTGGAATTATTGTAAACCTGCAGGATGTTATGAAACATGACATAGGTCATATGCCACACTCTAGTCGAGAAGTAACTGTGTCATGGACCTCAGATGATGGAAGCATTTGGGTCTCTAATGAAGATGACAATGAACTAGAGGTCGTGAATGAAGGTCGGTGATTTGGTAAGATGTATATTTACAGGTGAACTACTTCTCATAACATCTCCGGAGGATCCTGGAGGATATCATGATGTTTGGTTTATCGTAAGAGAAAAGGAATACCTTATGCCTAAAGAACACCTGGAGGTGATTAGTGAAAGTCGGTGACCTTGTAGTAAGATGGTGGTGCAATAAACCACTATGGAGAATGATTGGAATTATAACAGAAGTGCACTATCAAAACGACCAGCGTGAAAATAAATTCGTGGTATATTGGAGTAGCCAAACAATAAAAAAGCAGCGTGACCGGTGGAGTTGCAGAGAAATAAAAAAAGTTAATGAAGCCAGGTGATTTGGTTTGGCGGAAAGAATTATATCTGAGCGGGAGGAAACATAAGCTTCCAGCTGGGCCAGTTCTTCTGTTGCAGCAAATTAATTCAAACGAATGTTGGTTGGCGAACATGGGTATCTATACATGGAAGGTTCTGGATACAAATGGCCAAATTATGCAGTATACAACCATACAGTTGACTTGCGAGTGGCCTTGTTAAAATGGCATCCCTTCAGGAGGTTCTTGCTCCGGTGCGTATGGGTCAATTCCTTGTCGATATAATTCCACGTTTCTCATAAATATTTCTGGATCTAATGCTGGCGGAATCTTGGGAATTTCTGATATGGGGACCATCTTGTCTCCGTTTTCCATTACAACCCAAACCGGCAACCCGGTCGACTCTGCGTCTTCTCTTATGAAATATCCCAGCGATTCATATCGATCGAATAGATCGCCTATGTTTATATAAATTCCAATCGGTTCCCAATTATCCAACAATGTTTCTGCTGACCAAGTCCATTTTTTTGTACCATCGATCGCGCGATACTTGTATCCGGACTTTCCGGCACGTTTTGCAATCCCAGAAGATCGTTGATGTTTTATTAGACCAGGAGGGAGCGAGCCTAAAGTTTGAGACATTACGTCTACCTTGGAGACAAGAACCGGATAGCCTTTCATAAAGAAGCCACTTTCAAAAGCATAGGCTCGAGCATTATCTCCCTCTTTGCCTGGAGCGGTTCCAAGAGGTTTTGACCATGCAACGGTCGATATCACGTCATTGTTTTTCGACCCATATTTTTTCAACCAATCAGTAAATATAGTTTTTGATAGTTTTCCAGGGTTTTTTTGGCCAACAAAGGCTGCAGTACCTGAATAAAGTATTGAATGCGCACAAGTCACATTTCCTTTTCCGGTCATAAAGTCTTGAATCAATTTTTGACCCTCTGGCGTTGATCTGAGCTTAGCTTGATAGTCTTGCAATCCTTTTCTTTCTTCTTCAATGTCTTTCTTGTCCTGAAGACCTAGGGCTCTCCAGGTTCTATTGTCCGGAACTCCATATCCCATCAGTTCCCACTCTTCTTCGAGCTCGGCTCTTTTTGCCAGGTCTTCTTTCGAAAGTTCATATACTTCTAACAATATCTGTCTTACTATTTCTCTGATCATGTCAACCTCTATGTAAAAAACTGTTCGTAAAGACCATCGCCATCGTCTTCCCATTCGTCATCACTGATCCATTCTGTCTCGAGATAGTTGCCGGTATCATCGATTATCCAACCTGGCAGCCCGGTGCTTTTGGCATCAAGAATTATATCCACGGCTGTCATTACTGGAAGATCCCACAGGTAGTTTAGACTCATGTAACATCCAATTGGCGTCCAATTATCTAGTAATGTTTCTCCAGACCATTGCCAGTTGTCTTGACCATAAAGTGCGCCACTCAAATCCCCTGTTCTTTTCGCTATCCCGGAAGATATTTGATGTGCTTCTAGGTCAACAGGTATTCCTCCTAGAGTTTGTGACATTACGTCATGACTAGAAACATAGACTGGGTATCCTTTCATCATGAATCCAAAACTACTTAGCGCTTGCCAATTATCTCCTCTTTCCTCAAGTGGTCCATTTCCTAAGGATTCTGTCCAAGAAACTGTCGATATCACGTTTCTGCTTTTTGAACCGTATTTACTGAGCCATTTTGTAAAAGGATTGGTTTGTTTTTTGTCATAATTTTCTTTTGAACCGACGTTAACAGCAAATCCTTCGTACATAATAGAATGAGCGACAGATATTTTGCCTTTTCCGGAAGTAAAATCCTTGATCATTTGAAGGCCTGCTGGATTTTTCTTAAGATTTCTTTGATACACTTGCAACAAGGCTCTTTCATGTGCGATTTCATAAGGGTGTTGCAGTCCAAGAGCTCGAGCATAGTCTCCATCTTTTCCCCAGAATTCCTCAATCTCTCGCCTCTCTTCCTTTTCTTCTGTGGACATCTTGTAAACTTCACGAAGCGTACGTCTTATTAGTTGTCTGATCATAGTTACTCCTGTTGTGAATAATTATATACATAAAGAGGTATGTGCTCACATATTTTCACCGCGTGTATATCCTCCCGGGAGCTCAAATGAAAATTGGTGATCTTGTTACTGTGTATGATAGAGGTGTATATACTGACAACGATATATACGGTATCGTGGTTGGTTTTGAGAATGACAACAAGTCTTATGTAAAAGTTTTTTCTTTAGGCAGAATTATAACAATAATGAACTTTGATTTAGACGTTATATCTCCTGCAAAAACAAAAATAAACATTTAGTCTGTATATTTAGTGTTTTGAATGGAGAAAAAAATGAAAATTACCAGAAGACAGCTCAGAAGAATCATCAAAGAATCTTTGCTGAAAGAATCTCTTTCAAGAAGAGTTAGTGATATGCTTAATCGTGAATATGAAATTGTGGATGATCAAACTAGTTATCCGTATGGTCGAAATCGGGGTGACGTTAGAAGCACAACAACTTATGTAAGAAAAGATGGTGGACTTGTTCCGGAACAGGATATGGAGTTGCTTAGAGCTCGAGATAAAGATATCAGGGACAGCGGAGGTATTATGGCTGCATTAGGCGGCGTATATACGTCAATCCTATCTCCGGATGGATATTCAATAATAATCAAGTACTATAAACATACATCGGGATAAACAATGAAAAAAAGATCGTCGGTAAAAAAAATATGCGACAAATGCAAAATAATAAAAAGAAGAGGCACGGTCCGCGTTGTTTGTATAAACCCTAGACATAACCAAAGGCAGGGATAAAATGAAAATAACAAAAAGACAATTAAAAAGAATTATCAAAGAAGAATATAGCGCGCTAAAAAGAAACGCAATGATTCGTGAGAGTATCGATCCAGTAACTGGGATCGGCTCCCAGGAAGCCGATGAAGCAATATATGATTACATGGAGTCGTATGCCGAAATATTTGCCAGCGAAGCTGTAGAACACTATATTTTGGGCCCTGCGGTTTTACAGGGAGACATATCTATGATAGCTCAATACATAGATAGACTCGAGTCTTTCAATGAAATGCTTCGCATGTTGAAATATGATGGAGTTATTGTAAGCGCTCGTTATCTCAAACAAACACTACAAGAATCCCCATTTTTTGATATGATGATTGAATCCGCTCAGGATATGATGGAATATTAAAATGAAAATAACAAGACGACAACTTAGAAGAATCATTAGAGAAGCTGTAGATATGCAACAGCAACCATACAAGGCAATAAGGGCCGCAAAGTCCCAGATTCAGCTTTTAGAAAATGATCTTGATGAACTCGCAAGATCTATGGCCGGCGAATCTGATATGGAAGAATTAGAAATAAAATGGCACATGTATCAAACGGCTCTATCAGAACTACAAAAGCTTACTAACGATCTACACAAAATATACAAGAAAAAAATATTAAATCCAAGACTTAATAAAGCTGCTGAATACGGGAAAGCAAAAAAGGCCGCAAGAAAAGCTAGGACCCAAAGTATTCGAGACGAAGAAATAAAAATGCCCGATAAAGAAGCATATAATATGGATGACCATTTCTGGGGATAAAATATGAATAATCTTAGACACATAATCAGAGATCTAATCTTAGAAATGGCTGTACGACAAGATATCCTGGATTCTGTAAGGGGCACAAGAAAGAAAACAATGTTGCTCGGCAAAAAACTTGATTTCAGTACTTGGTCGGATGGCAGAAGATATCAATCTAGTTACGGAAACCAGATAAAACCAAATGGCTTGTGGTATGGATATGGTTCTGAGTGGGTTGATTTTGCGATGGATCCTGCAAACAAAGGCTTGTCGGGAATGGTAACCGGTGCAGATTATTTTTATGAATTAGATGTGCATTATACTACCTTAGAAAATCCCAATAAAGATAAGGTTTTATTGTTAAGAAATTACGAAGATGCCGGCAAACTTTCAGAACTAATCGACGGAGAACTTAACAGAGTCGGAGGAATGATGATGGCAAATTGGTACGCGATTTCAGCTCTCTTCGGCGGACTAGAGGTTGCTGATGGATTAGAATCTTATTTTGGTTGGGATATACCTTCCGGTTGTATCTGGTCAAAGAATGCAATTAAGAGCATAAATTTAATTCAGGATCCGGAAACCATGGAAGGTATTCCTCGAGGGGCTAAAGCCCTAGGTATTAATTTTACTTTTGACCCAGACGCAAAAACTTTTGCCGATATCGATAATGAAAAAATATTAGAACTTATCGAAGAATATGACGATGATTTTCATTGGGAGGGCCATGCAGAATATGAATCCGAGGAAGCCTTGAAAGACGGAGCCGAGAATATATGGGATGCTTTGCAAGTCGCATATAACTTTGAGGAAGAAGACTGGTTCGAAGCCGCGGTAGATGGTCGACATAGAAACATATACCCCCGGCAAATGTTGTCTGCTGGAATCTGGTTAATTACACATTTTAGGGAGAGGGATGGGTCATATTGGGGAGTGTCTGGCATGCCCCCGCGGCTTCCCAGAGATGCTGATTACAGCGATGTTTTAGACAATATCAACGCATACTTGACCAGAGTGTCAAATGAACTTAATCTAGGGCTCGGTAACATAGATCTAGATGCCGACGGCACCTGGGATAATGCTGTTTCTGCAGAAATGGCAGCAGAATATGGTTATTAATTTGTAAACCATGGTTTCTCTTATTATAATAATCTAGGAGGAACCTATGTCAAATCTTGAGTGGTTTTGCACATTTATATTTAATAATCCAGGTGCAAGATATAGCCAGATTATGCATTCATTCTATGAATGGAGAGGCATTGATTTAGAAAAAAATAGAACAAAAGGATGGTGTAGTAATTATTTTAACACTGGTACTTTTAGTCCAGGATACAATGGAAGTTTGTGGAAAAGAATAAGGGACAAAAAAAGAACCGGTTATATTATTTGCACACGAGGATTGCAATACGTAAAGCCAGAAATAAGGCCGTATAAACGCATGGCAAAATACAGAACACTGATGGAATAATTATGGCATTATCACACGAAGTAAGAGAGATTATCAGAGAAGCTGCACGACAAGCCGGCGACGAGTTAAAAGGAAGACTCCCGCCACATCATATGCATCCAAAAGGTCGTAATTCATACGCACACGTGTACGAAAGAATCCGTTCTAAGTTTGGGAAAAGTTACAAGGATTGCGATGACTCGGAAGCTTATAAAATACTTAGCTACATTGAATGGCTAGTGAATAATCCATGTTAATAAAATATTGAAAATTTACATAACGAAACGTAATATATTCTTTCTGACTAATCTGCGAAGCTGGGATTCTGATAATTTCATTGTTCCTTTTCTTTTATGCGAAGCATGCAATTTTCTCGACTCGTACCAATCTAGATGTCCCGGGACATGCGGGGCAGGCTTCTTCTTTGGCTTATAATACTTTTTATATATCACAAGTCCCGCTGCGGCTAATATCTCAACAGTAGGAACGGCAGCCAAAATACCAAAAGCAGGATTGATTGTGGAAAGAAAAGCCGGCAACAAAGCGTGTTCAAATATTTCTATTGCGACAAAAGTCGCTCCGGCCTTCCATCCATATTTTTTCTGAGCCAATTTCATCAAGGCATGAATATCATCAAATTGTTCTTTTCCAAAATAAAATACCTTTTCAAGGGCATCAATAACAGCTTCTTCAGTAATTCTTTCTTCGAAGTTCTGGATTGCGGATTTAATTTGCTGAGTTCTTGTTTCAACATCTACTATATCCTGCATTCCTCTAGATATTTTATTGAAATTTGCTTTCCCATATTCATAGCCGGCTCTGTATAGATCAGAATCAGTCGGAGCTTCTTCGTATTTTTCTTCGAACGGATGTCTATAATCCAGCATGGACTCCATGTCATCTACAGCATCAATAGCCCCTTCATAAAATTCATCAACATCTTCGTCAACTTCTCTTTCTTTTATCATTGCAACTAATTCAGGCGCCGCTTGCTTTATAATGTCGTCTACAGCGTCGTCTATTTCTCTTTCTATCTTTTCATTCAACAATTTCATTAATAACATCCTAAAATCTGTGTAAATTACTTGCACATTGGTTAAATATATATATGAAGGTTAAAATACCACTTGGAGGTAACGTGAGAAAAAAAATAGATTCAATAGCTTTATTTATGTTGGCTGTCACAGCCATTGCCTTCGTTCTATCTTTCGGGTGAATAATCAATGCAGTATATAAGAAATGTTGTCAGGCAAATAATTTGTGAAAACGTTATGAATATTAGAGGAGGTATACTTTTAGATGACCTCCCGGGTTACGGTGTAAAAAAACCTATAAATATTTCAAAAGCCTTGGTTGACCCCGCGAATATAGAACTGAGATTTCATGTTTGGAATATATTGGAGTTTTCGTATAATTCTTTGGGCGGAAATATATATGAACAACCAGAAGACCTAATTAATCATGGGCTGAATGAATTTCTTGCTTTTGATGTCACTGGAGATGGATTACCAAATGTTATTTTTTCAGGCTGGAAATCAAAGAGAAGTTCTTACAATATGATTAAGTCAACAATGTCAGGTACCGATGGGCTTGCTGAGTCTATCGCATTTTACAAAAAAGAACTAGTAAAACGTGTTGCTAATGGTGAAGCGTTTCATGAAGTTTCAGGGGGCCCAGCGGCAATATTAATGAGGGCCGGATTGCGCCCACTAGACCAAGATCAGATATTGAAATATTTTCCGAGACCGAAAAGAACGTGGTTTGGAAAACACCCAGACCCTAATTCTAGAGATGCAAAAAATGCAGCAAAATATGGGCCAAACGGTGAATATGATATGTGGGTAGGAAGAATGCTTTTTGGTAACAAACCGATAGTAAAATTATTTTTTGGAAAAATGCCATAATTTTTTGTAAATCTAAAAGCAATTCAATATAATATAAATGTTCCAACGAGAACAAACCAATAAAGCTTATCATGGAGAAAAAATGGCTGTACAGGTATCAGAAAACGTCAATCAAGCAATCTACAATGGAAAACTACGAATGGATCAAATGCAACGTCTAAGCGAGGCTTACAAGATTGCAAACCGAAAATTTGGAAAGCGCAAGGCACAATACCGAATTCAATTTGACGGCGACAATCAATACACAGATCAAAACGGCAAAATGATGCGTACTGCGCTTTTTATCAAGCGAGTAGACAACGAGAAAGTGTTCGAATCCTCTCAAGGAAATGACACATCGCAGGTTGGGCTTTTTCGATTTATTCGTGATTATCGAGAATAAGAAAATTACTTCTTGTTGAAAATTCGGGCAGCATAACGTTGCCCGTCTTTATATTTAAAATAGAGGTGATGTATGAAAATAAAAGATTTGATAGTCGGGGAATTGTACGCAATTAAGGACGATACTATGCTTGATATGTGGATAAATGAGGCTAGAAGAAAAATAGGTCAATCGAATATACCAATTTTAAGAGGATGGAAAGCTTTTAAAGGATACCCAAACGAAAATAATCCGCCGGTTGTTTACCTCGGTTATCGATATGATGATTGGACTTACTTTTATCGACATACAAAAAAGCATCATTACGTTTTTTGGAAAGGCCAGGAATATCTTATGGATAATTGGTTTGCAGATAGACTAGAGACCATCGATGAAAATCGGAAACGTAATCATAGTTAATGGTATATGGAAATTTAGAAGTTACGATGGAAATTTTTCAAATATAGGGATAATTATATCCGTACAAGGTGACTGGGCCTTGATTGATTTTGGCGGAGAATCCGCAACGCTAGTAAAAGGGTCATTTTCTATATTGGAGTAATTATGTCAGTGTTACGCAGTCATATAAGGAATACAATATTATCATTACTAGAAGAAGAGTTTAGAAAACCTGGAGGCCTTCAAATCAATCCAAAGATTAAATCTTTTTGTGATACCCTTCCGGAAGGTTCTAATATACTAGTAAAGACCATGGGTCAACAAATCACTATACAGGTGGTCCTAGGTGACGACGAAGAAGCTTCTCTCGGTGAAATAAATTTTAAGAAAATGCCGGCAAGAACAAATGGCCAGTGCCTAAATGCGATGCAGGTCAAGTGGTCAGACAGTTCGAAAACAGCACCAAGGGCTGCGTTGGTTTGTTACGAACTCGCGATAGAGCTGTTGGGCAACGAAGCCTTTGGTTCTGGTCTAGTTGCCGATAGGGAAGAAGTTTCTCACCCTGTATGGAAATTATCTCCAGTAGTATTAAAACCACAAGGAAATAAAGGAAAAGGATTTGCATACGGCATATGGAAAAAATATGCTGAACGAACTGATGTTACGAAAACCCTTTTAGATCCACTCGAGTTGCATTTTACTCCACAGCCAGAAGATGACTGTAATGCCGGATCGGCACTTGCCTTATGGTCTTTGGACAACAATAAAGATTATCGAGATTTTATAGCAACAAATCCTACCAGGCGTGAGATAGCAGATTGGGCAATTGATTATCATGATTCAGAAAGTAGAGAAGCCAAAGGGTTAGAACTCCCAGATGATCCTTTTTTCAAAATAGCTTATTCCGGAAAGAGAAAGAAAAGAAAATTAGGATTTAATCCTTTGATACAAGACGATTCGGAGTTACGAAAAAGAATAATGGACGATTGGAAAGAACACAAAATTCCCCTGATGCTGATGTTGTCAAAAGAATCTATGCCGACCTGGGAATACCTTGTGTCAAATGGGTCAGCTGTAATCATTCAGACCACTAACCGCAAAATTAAAAAAGCACTAAAGAAATTTTTGTAAATAAATAAATTCTATTTTATAATATTAGTGTCTAAAAAATTTTAGGAAAACTATGCGAGGTAATAGGTTATGGCAATTAAATCAAAATCAGAGCGCACAGAACATCGAATAGAGGTAGATCTCTCCGGTCCAGCCGGGAACGCATTTGTTCTATTGAAATTAGCCGACGATCTTGGAAAGAGATTAGGCTATGATAGTGATCATAGAGAAAGAATACTGGATGATATGCGGTTGTCGACTTACGAAATGTTACTCCAAGTATTCGATCGTGAATTTGGAGACTATGTTATTCTTTGGAGGTAAAATTGTTTAATTACAAAATAGGAGACACTGTTCAGTTATTGCGCACTAGCATGAATGATCCTTCTTGCGGAATGGTTGGAATAATAATCGACATACTCCATCATGAACCTGCTCGTTCGTATGCAACTGTTCTTTGGAGTAATAATAAATTAGAACACTTACACCAGTGGGAATTATGCCTAATTACAGCGTGACGAGTCAAAAATTTAGACCCGTTCAAAGAAAAAACGATATAGACGTCGGAGATTTAGTTTGGCTTGAAGTTGCAGATGTTAGTGATCCTTTTGGGACACATGCGGAACTAGAAGGTCCTTATTTAGTTGTAAAAGTAAACAGAGGAGGTCTTTTGGAGGCAGACACTATTGTTTATATTGGATCAAAAAATGGAGATAATAAATCTTGTTATTGTGATTGGGCATACAAGCTTGTATGATAAAAACATGGGAAGAACCTGAGATAGGTGCCCTCATATACGTAGCATATTCGTGTCGGCCGGAAGATGCCGTTGGTCCTTTCCTTGTAATCGGTATTATAAGAGGAAATGCGCAGATTCCGAAAGATGATTATTTATATCAAATTTTGACTCAGGTTATATATTTATGTCATGACGGAAAAATCAATGTATGTAGTTTGTCAAAAGTTTTTATTGGAGACAAAAATAATGAAAAACAAACTTAGAAAGATAATTAGAAGAATTCTAAATGAAGATTCGGATCTTGCGGTTGATAGAAGTTTAGACAGAGAAATAAAAATGGCGCCTGGAAGGCTCCGCGGGCCCGAAGGGGAGTTTGGGTGGGCTCAACCAGGAACAAAATTTGGCGGCTCAGACCCAGGAACATTTGGTGTTGTTCGACCTGGTGACGAAATGCACGTCTTCGACTTCGATGATACCCTGGGAGAAGGCTTCGGTCCAACTTTGGTAGCTGCAAGTATGAAAATAAATGGCCAGATATTTCCGATAACTAATTTCGCAGATGTACTCAAGTCTTTTGGAATACAAGCTCTTACACCCGAGGAGGCAGAAGACCTAGAAGGATTCCGAGATCCAAAACAATCTAATGCTGTTAAGGTAGTAAAAGGAGAGTATCTTGGTGGCAATGTTCCTGACGAAATAAGGGGTGCACAAGTTGTCACATTGGATACAGCTGCATTTGCCGATTTTCGATCAAAATTCTCAAAGATAAAATCAGATCAAAATTTAATTGTACCTGCAGAATTCGGTAGAAGAAATATAAAGGCGAACGTAGTAATCGGCGCAAAAGGGTTTGCCACATATGACATGCTGAAGGGCTCGATTGAGAAGATGAAAAATAAAGCAGATGGATCAATGTTAATAGCGTATGATTTTAGCCCTTCTTTGACTCTCGGTGACAATATCGAGAGATATGCAGCAACAAACGACTTGGCTTTGGCTAGTCAAGCCGAAAATGAACCTATAGGTGTTATCACTGCGAGAAAAGGAGTGTCAGAATTTGATTCTTTTTCTGGTAACAGACCTGTAGCCTTAAATGCAAAAGACATGAGAGATTTTCTTACAAAGGGAGGACTAAAGTGGTCCCCCGAAAGCATGGATGGTGGTCTTAAGTTTGTTCATGGTGCTGCAGATTACTCAAATGATGGTGGCAAACAAAAAGCCAAATTAGCAAAAGGTGAATGGCTGCGCCGCGATCAAAAGCATCTTAGATTTTATGACGATGATAAAAGGAACGCTAAAGAAATGAGCGCGTTGTGTGATGATCCGGATATATTGAATCAAAAGAAAGGCGGAAGCATAAACATATACAGTCAACCTCATGGAGGATTCAAGACACAGATTGGAAATCCTATATTCTCATGCATGATTGAAGGAAAAAAAGAGTATCTCACCGAGGCGGAGTTCCGAAAAATGATCAGAGAAGTGCTCATAAAGGGGATTAGCTAATGATTTTTTCAATATATAAAGAAAAATTATCGCAGCTGTTATTTGAAGAAATGGCTGGATTCCATGGTTTCAAGATGACCCCTAAGGCCATGAAAGGAATAGATTTATGTTCTGTGGATCCATTCGACCCGAATACGGCACCAGATTCTAGAGGATGTCCTCAATTTACCGACGAAGCCGAAGTGTCTGATGGAGACATTGATGAAGCCGTGCGGTACTTGAATAAAGTAAAACCGACAGAGTTAATAGCTTATTCTCGTGGCACAAGCGTGTTAATTCACGCCCTAGGAAACCCGGAACTTAAACACGTTCCTGGAAGCCTTTTCTTCATAGCACCGGCTTGGAAACGTTGGGGAAGTAACTATGATTCTGGGCTGGCTGGGCAAAATATGAAAAAAGCAACGTGCCGAGTTGTTATAGGCTGTTGTGACCACAAAGTGCCTGTAAAACACGCAAAAGAATTAGCTGACTTTGCCGGTGTACAACTAGAAATACTGTTGGGATATGATCATGTTTTAGGAAAAGATTTATTCAAAGGAAAATCAAAATATTTTAGTTCTTCAAATCCTACCGACGTCGATGATCAGGCAAAACAAAAATTACTAGATGTTATTAAATCTTACAATATCGGTTCGTCTAAGAAAAATTCCCCTGCACGAGTAAAATCAGGAGGTCTCGGATTTATATGGGACGGGCTGAAGGGAGAAACCGTTCCTTTTCCCGGTGGGGATCTTCCCGAATGGGGAAATAAGTCTTTTGCTACACCGGAACAATTGATCCAACAAATAGAGACATGCCATGGCAAAAAAACACCACAAAAAGAATCAAGGCTATACAAAAGTCCTCTTGCTAGAGCAATCTTTTCTTGAAAGTATATTTGGCGGATTTTTTGACTTTCTGAGGAATATTTCTACGAATTCAAAGAAATTTACCAATGATAATTACAGAAGCTTTAGAAAAAATACAGCTTCTAAAGTTTCTAATGTCAAGCAATATTTTGAATGGCTAAATGAAAATCTTCCATTGGAAGAGGAAGAATTATATTACATTCCCGATGATGGCATTGAGCCTTCTGATTTTTCAGATGAAGACTTTATATCGCCTTTTGTTTATGGAATTAGTTCAATCAAAAATTTTAGCAGCATACTTTCCGAAAGGGAAGGAAACTGGAATTCAGAATTTGTCGGCGATGACTCCGCTGTATTTGATGCTATTTTGTGTAGTTCAATAATGGATTCCAGAAATGAAAAACAGGTGTACAAAAGGCTAGCCGATAACAAAATAGATATAAATGATGTTTCCAATGTGATAATAAATAAAAAAGAATTGGAAAAAGGAATTAAGTCCGCGCAACAATTTCAGTCAATTTTAGCAGACTTCTTTGCGTGTGTGGCTTTATTTGCCAAAACTATAGAGTATATTGAAGAAGCAAAACAAACCGCTAGAAGCATCGATGAATTGTTTATGAAAGATGAAAATTTAAATTTTTTATCAAAAGATGGGTTCAGGCGCTTCAGAAAAAAAATGGATTCTTGTTTTAAATTTGCAAGCGGTCTATCTGTTTCTTTTGGCGATATAACCAATAGAATTAGAGATAAAATGCCTCCAGAATATGGGGATTTTGAAATGTCCGAAGAGGATTGGAAAAAGCAATCAGAGAATATTCCGGAAGAATTTTGGGAAATGGACATTCGTATAAAAGATAATCTAATCTCCATAGAGGATGACGTAGATAAAATAAGAACTAATTTATTAAAATATATTGATACATTTTCAGATTCTTTTATCTACAATGATGTGAATTATGAAATAGAAGATTATTGCAATTTGGAAGCCGATATTTGCGATCTGTTTCTTCGGCAAAAAGAATACGAGGATGACCTAAGAGAAAAAAGAGCTGCTGGAGAAGAAGCGCAATATCTTATCGATATTGTCAACGAAATTAGAAAAGATAAACTGCAAAAAGAAAAAGAGATAGAAACATTCAAAGGAAAATATTCATCGATGATAAAAGAAGCAAAGCTTATCAGAAATTGTATTAAAAATATTTTACAAGAAAATTTTACACTTAGAGGTATTTTTTGATTGGGTATTTATTATATAATAATCTGGACAGTAAGTCCAGCGGGATTATCACATCAGAAACTATAGAAAGCGGATACGTTTATTTGTCTGTTTTTTGTGTGCAAGATTATTCGTTAAGTTTTTTAGTTAGAAAAGACATAATTTTTAATTCTAATATATGGAGCCTGATAAAGGTAAGGGATCGCAAAAAGTGAAAAAATCCAACGTTATTAAATCTCTATCAATAATGAAGCAGACAGACACTGATCTTTTTTATTCGGAGGCTTTATATATTTCAAAATGTATAAAAGAAAAAAAAGATTACTACGGAATGAATCCAGAAGATTTGATTTTGATACTCGAGGACATTTGTGGATTACATCCTTCCAGAGTAAAAAGAGAAGACCTACCACAACATAGAAGCGTAAGAAAAATTATCAGAGAAATACTTCGTAATAATTAGGTAAAATATAATTCCTCCAATACTTAAATTTAGGGAACGTTAGTTGGGGGAGATATGATATATGTTATGGGCCGCAGTTTTATTTACTTTGTTTTTTGCTTGTAGTGACAACACTCTGGTCAAGGTTATTGACTCAAAACCCGAGATCATGGTACATCCGAATGAGTTATTTTTTGGCCACATTAGATCTGGTGATGAGATAGGACAAGAGTTATTCTCTATTATCAACGTTGGCAATGCTACCTTACATGCAGAACCAATACTGATGGATGGTAGTACAAGATATAGTATACCTGAATTTAATAATTCTGAGATGACAATTGAACCTGGCGAAGTACTCGACGTTATTGTTGACTACAACCCAAAAACCTTTGAGCACAACGGAGCCGTAGTAAAGGTAATCTCAAACGACGAAGAAAACGAAGAATTATTCGTGTTAATGGAAGGCTATGGTGACGCACCAAAGATTAGTGTAGATCCAATATCTGTCGACTATGGTAACATATCTATTGGCTGCGATAACGAATACCGGGTTACAATAGAAAATATAGGCAATCTTGAATTACAGATTGATGATGTAGTACAGATGGCTACTCTTCCAAACGATATTGATATTGAATACGGAAGTCTGCCAGAACCACCTTGGAATATGTTGCCAGAAGAACAGATTGATTTGTTGGTCAAGTATATACCATCAGATGTTGGCAACGATGAAAGCAACGTAAAAATCACTAGTAACGACCCACAAAAACCAGAAGTGGAACTGACTCAGGTTGGCAAGGGAGATATAGAACACTGGATAATTGAGGAGTGGATTCAAGAAGAAGAAAAGTCGTACGACGTTTTGTGGATAATAGACAACAGCGGCTCCATGAGAGGATTTCAGACCAGATTGTCACAAAATATGTTGGACTTCGTTAATCAGTTTACCTATCCTGGAAACGTTGATTTTCGTATGGGGTTTATTACAACAGATAATGCATCCCTGGTAGCTCCGTATATAGACAATAGCACAACAAATCCGGCGACAGTAGCTTCGACAGTGGTTGACAACATTGGGATCAGTGGCAGTGGAAATGAAAAAGGACTAGAAAAGGCTCTTGAAGCGGTTATTGGGTTCTACAACACTGGCAAATTTATGAGAGAGGATTCTGATCTGATCTTAATTTTTGTTTCTGATGAACGTGATAATTCTCCTCTTCCTCATACTCATTACATTAATGAACTTCAAAATTATAAACCTCTCGAACAGATAAAAGCGTACGCAGTCATTGGAGATCCTCCGTCTGGATGTAACAGTTCTTGGGGTGGACAATTTGGAGGCAACGCGCAATACGGCGGTGGATACTACGACATATCTTCGTATTATGGCGGAGATTGGTATTCCATTTGCGAATATGATTGGGCTGTCAGCATGACATCCCTAGCAATGGATATTACTATTCAATCTGCCTTTTATTTCACTAAACCTGACCCAATTATTGAAACGATCGAAGTTTATGTTAATGGACAAATAGTTACGAGTGGCTGGGAATATGATGAGATCGAGAATCGAGTTTTATTCGATAGCAACAGCGTGCCTAGCTCTGGCCAAACAATAAGGATAGAATACGCGACTTATGGCTGTGGCGATCAATAATGAAATTATTTTTTGCAATCTTAGCCGGGATTATTATCGGTGGTGGCGCCGGTCTAGGAATATTTTATCACCATGAATTAACAAATTTTCGAGCTGCGTCTTGGAAATACCCTCCTATAGTTGTTGATTGTACTTTTGGAACATTGAAAGAAGAAAGAATCAATGACGCAATAAATTATTGGGATAACATAGATCATAAAATTGGATTTGTAGAAATGAACCCTTCTTCCGAAGTCTGTTCAAAGGACCAGATTCACGGATTTATTATTATTAAAAATGCTGAACTTGATTGGCCAACCTTGGGGAAAACTTTGCGTAAAGGAGCCAGGATAGGTACAGTCGATTCTGCGATAATCGAGCTTTCTATAGGTAATGCAAACATGCCAAAACTATTAGAACACGAGCTAGGACACGCATTTGGTTACAATCACTTAGATATTGATGGCCATATTATGAATTCAAGTTATGATTATTCCGGATACGATTTTTATTAACTAGAAATTGTATATCGCGTCGTAGTGACTATAAAGATCAGATATTTCACTTGCAGTTAAAGCACGATTAAAAATAGCTACAACTGCTATCTCTCCTTCATAATCTGCGCCGCTACCTCTAGATTTACCAATGTAGTTTTGAGATCGGTCACCGCTAGTTGGAAGATATGTGTAAGAATTAGTTGTAATTAAACTTCCGTTACGATAAAACTTTGCATAAGATCCATCGGTTGTAACCACATAATTTGCCAGTGTGTTGTTCAAAATTATGTTTGATGATGTTCCTCGTTTAGAGGGGTCGTAATATTCTAACGTCATGTTGGAAGTAGATTGATTGCGACCAACATTGAAATGGTTACCACCGACACTAAAATCTACAAGTCTTTCCCAATGTTGTCCGTTTCCTAAATCTGCGACAAAAAAGAACGTAGCTCCACTTGAAAAATCAGAGAAACCAGTAGGCAATGTTACATGTTGGCCACTGGTACCATCAAACTCAAACCACTTGTCAGTTCCATTCCAAGTAGGTGAATTAACCAAGGTTCCATTCTTTGAGTTGGATGATATGTCTGTCCATGTTGTGCCAGAACCGTTGTAGCTATTTGTGTCAGACGCATCTAAGAAAACTAAGCAATTATTTGGAATAGAAACGCCAGCACCGCCGCCTCCGCTAGGAGCAGCAACGAAAATAGTATTTGAAAACCTTGCAAAAACATTATAAGTATCTGACCTTCTTGTTATTTTATAATCCACAGTATCAGTTTTATTAACAGAAGCTGTAGGGTGCGCTGTTCCTTCCCAATATATGTTTGATCCTGTGCTGTCAACTTTAAAAGCTTCCGGCAAATAACCAGTGCCACCTTGTGTAAGAATTAAACTACCTTCAGTAATCTGATTGTTTTGCATGTTTAAGTTTGTAAAGTTGGGTGTAAAGTTTCCTGCTATACTTGTATGATAAAAGAAATTAGAATTAGTACAATCATGTACAACTTCTCCGGACGCATTTGTTATATCATTTAACGTGTTCAGAACAGAGTTTCCGCTAGACGGATCAGTCCAGCTCAAAACTCCGGCGCCATCTGTTTTTAAGACTTGATTATTGTTTCCGTCATTATTAGGCAAAGTTAATGTGTAAGATGCAGCCGCACTGTGAGGTGGTCCCTTTATAATTACGCCATGCGAGTTAGTTTCGCAATTTAACTTAAATTGCCCTGCTCCTTTAGTTGCATTACCTTTGAATACAACAACACCTGATCCATTAGGATCTAGATTAATATTGCTGTTGTTAGTTGTGTCAATGTCGCCTACTTCTAAAGTGCCTGACACAACGATATCGCCGCCAAAGACAGAAATTCCTTCGGTGCCGCTTTTTGAACCGGAGACAAAAAATACGACGTCTGCCGGTAGATCAGTAGCAGATTCATTACTGTTGCTCTGCCCAACTTCAAACTTAACTTTTCCATCGTCAAATACTCTTACGGGAAAAGTGTATGGATCACCTCCTTGATTTGTTCGTTGTTGTATATAAAAATCGGCGCCTCTGCCGGCCGATATGTAAAGATGTTCTGCTTGCTGATATGCAAAATATGCGTTATATGATGTTCCATCGTTAGCATTCTTGAATTGAATAAAACTAATTTCTGATTCGCCTTTTTGGAATATTAGATCTGACCCTCCCGTAATTTCAACGTTTCCCGATACGATCAGGGCTTGACCGGTTGATGCGCCTCCTGGTGTTGATGCATCTCCTCCGATAATTGCACCTTCTCCAAATTTCATTGTTGCAGTGCCCATATTTTTTATTCTTGCCATTATTTTCTCCAGAAATCTTTACTAGTATAAATATTGTAAACAAGGTATTTTTTTGTTACTATCTTGTTGGCGGTAATATGAAAAAATTATTAGGATACTGGGCGGACTTTGATGAGTTCTTAAAAGACCAGCTAATGATAGGGTTGTTTATACAATGCACATGGGCATTGATATCACCTATAATCCACAAGTTGCAAGGCACTATTTGGACTACAACATACATATCTATTTACCTTATAATGATGAGGTCTGCCGGGCTGGTTGTTCCTTATTTCAAAGGAACTCATATAAAAATAGCATACAGAATGATTGTTTTTCTTAATATTCTTTATGTTATTGCAACTCTACTTTATTTTTATGACCAGAATATATTCTTAATTACTGAATCTTGCCTATCGATTGCTTTCTGCGTAAACTCTGTTCTATTAGGGATTGCATGGGATCTGTATGTGATAAATAACTATGACAAAACAATCTATGAAAATTTTAAGTACGTTGCAACGTTCAGAGACTCCCTTGGCGGAATCGGTGGTTATTCTACGGTTATAGTGATATATTACTTTTTAGACCAAAGACAATCAATGATGTTGTTTATGTTTATGATGCTCTTTGTTCTCTTAATTCAGATAATAAATTACAAAAAACATTACTCAAAAATGGAGATAAAAAATGTCGAACCTTAATTGGTTTTACTCACAAAGGTGGGCTCAAAAAAAATGGGAAAAATTGTTAGAAACAAGAACTGTAAAAATCGTGTGGAAAACCGATGGAACTGACTTAGATCTTCCGGAAAAGGTTAAGTTGCCAGATGACCTAGATCTTACAGATGGAGCAATTTCTAATTACCTGTCAGACGAATATGGACGATTAGTCTTGAATTGGACGGTAACGGAGTAAAAATGAAGCACGAATTTAGAATGTATGTAGGTCCAATGTTTGGCGGAAAAACTACAAGAATGTTGTCTCAAGTCGAAAGATATGGGTACATGAATTACAAAGCACATCTTTTCAAGCCGGCAGTCGACAAAAGATATGAGGCAGATTCAATAGTTTCTCACACGGGGATAAAGCACAAAGCCATACGCGTACGTTGCGGGATGGATATTGAAGAATGGGTGGAAAAACTCGGTGGTGGAATTGTTGCAGTAGATGAAGCTTTCATGATTCCGGGGTCTGGTCAAGCAATTATCAACCTATTCAAGAATGGCTATACAGTGCTCGTAAGCTCATTGCAACTATCATCGGATGGTTCTGCATATGAAGAAGTTCAGAAGATGTTTCCTTATGCAACATATGTGGCAGTATGTCCAGCAGTTGATCCGATAAGTAAACACGATGCTTTTTATACCGAAAAGTACGGAGGTAGAAAAGACCATGGTATCGAAGTAGGCGGAGCAGAAATGTATCGACCGAGAGATTGGAATGGATTTTTTGGTGACGAAGCATGACAGTTATAATAGTAAAAATATTAAAAGAACTAGATATTCTTAGGAAGCATAACAAGTCTGGTGATCAGCACAGAGCTTCCAAATCGATAGATAAATTAGAAAAACTTTTTAAGTTACTGAGAGCCGAAATAAAAGATTAATTTTGCATGTCTTTACAATCTTCGTAGTAATTATGTCTATGGAGATAATTGATGAAAGCAAAAAAAGGTGACTGGTTTTCTTTGACTTGGGATATACAGGATTTCTATGACCCTTTGTCCTTTGAGCATTATGCGCTTGCACCGCAGTTCATATATGCCGAAGAAGATAGTAATCAGATAGAATATGAATACATCGATCAGCTTTATAGACTTCGTCTTACTAGCATATTTTTAACTAATGTTTTTATCACTAGTGAAGATGGAGTAAAAGTTCCCACTCACTATAAAGCTGGTTCTTTTATGCCTGGAGACGACCTATCATATGATAAATGGCTGGCACGTTATCATAAAATAAATTTCGAAATTACTCATTATGTAAAAGCAAAAGAAGCGTTGAATCAAAAAAATATATACTTAGAACACGCAGCAAAAATAATAAGGCACGATATGCATTCCGGGATAAATACTTATATTCCTCGGGGATATAAAAGCCTTATAAGACGACTGCCAGAAGATGTTATCAAGAAATACAAGTTGGAGTCTAGTGTCAAGTTGTTGTCAGAAGGAATAAATCATGCGCAAAGAGTCTATAAAGGAGTGTATGCTTTTACGAATCTAGTAAAAAAAGATTCTGTGTTGGAAAAGTCAGATTGTAACCTATCAGATATACTCAACGATTACATGAAAGGAACAGCATATTCTGACCAAGTAGGCATATCCGATCTGGGTATAGGCAACGTTAACGCGTCGTTGTTTTGCACGGCCATAGATAATCTGATTAGGAATGGATTAAAATACAACGATTCCCCTTCAAAATGTGTTAGAATATATCGGGAGTCAAACTATATATGTGTAAAAGATAATGGAAGAGGATTATCTAAAAAAGAATTTGATCGCTATCGGCGGCCATATATAAGAAAAGATGATCAATCTGAAAGTGGATCTGGCTTAGGCCTGAATATTGCAGCCGCTATTTTGGAAGAACATGGATTTTCGTTAGAACCAGAAAAGTTAGAAGTCGGAACCATCATGAGGATAGATTTAGATGCAGATGATAAAAAGTATATTATTAGTGGACGATGAGTGTTTATTTCATTTGGTCTTTGAAGATGCGTGCAACATTTTAAACATATCTTTAAACCTAGAATCGGTTTCTTCTGCAGACAAAGCAGAAGAACTTTTTATAAAGTACTCAAAAAACCCGGTGAGCAAGCCGCAGTGTATATTTGTCGACTTGAACATTATTGGCTCGTCTTTCAACGGCATAGAACTAGTTAGAAGAATAAACTATAAACACGGCAATGGCGTTGTCATAGGCATAATTTCTTCGTCTAGTGATAAAATAGAAATAGAGAAAGCAAAGCAGGCCGGTGCCATGTTCTGGATTGTTAAGTCAGACGACATAGAACCAAGACTAGAAGAGTTTAGGAAAGATTATTCAGGGTATGAATCAGGAACATCTGTTTTCAAGGTATATAAATGATAAAGCTTTGCGAAAAGGACAAGAAACAACTATTGCAGTTGGTGACTGATAACAATGTATACATTGAGGGTCCACTCTTGAAATTACTAAGTGCCGATGGAGATGAAGAATTTCAGCAATACTTGGATGATGCTATCGAAGCCGACCAGGCTTCTCGCAGAAAAAGGCTTGAAATTGCAAAGAAGTTACAAGAGCAAAATAGGCAATTAACTTCAAAAGCAGAAGAGAACGACAGACTTATGCTTGAATTAAAAGATTCGATAGATAAAGCAGAGTGCGCAAAAAAAGAAGCTATCGATGATTTAGATTTGTTGCAGAGAAGAACTCAGACAGAATTAATTGGAAATATTGTCAATGTTGCGTTATACACTATCACCGGAGTTGGTTTAATAACTACAGCCCTTTATGCCGCGGCATTGTTCACAGAAAGTGCAGATACGACCCTGTTGGGAAATACTTGGTCTAATTTATTTGGTATTCTCTTGACTAATTCATTTTCAATCATAGGTACGATCATGGGGGTGAAATACGCAAGTAACGGAGAAAAAAGTGAAAAAAAATAAAATCACGTGCATATTGAAAACAGAAGGAGTCCTTTCTGAACAGGGTGAAAAGGGCTGGTGGTATCCAAATCAAAAAAGGCCAGTTTTTATTAAAGAAGGTTCTCAAATAGAACACTTGCAACTTTGGAGACACCAGGGAGACTATCTGGCTTTTCGAGTTCGAGCAGAAGATCTTGACAGGACCTTTGAAGAATCAGATAGACATATTTGTGTCTGGATAAAGAAAGAAACGTGTGGTTGGTTGTTCCGAAATCAGGAAGAGCTTAGTTTGTAAATTTCAGATGTACTAATTATAATTATAGTGATAAGGGGGCGCAAAGGTTTCGACAGGGTAGATTGATTGCTGTGGTGCATGTCGGTTGAGAACGACCGTAAAAGTTCAAAAATATATAATTGCCAATAATAATGAGCATTTTGCTCTTGCAGCTTAACAGCCAAGAGTGAACGTCCGGTGATCCGATTCTTGGGTCCTTCACTGGGCGTGTAAAGACCAAGATAGTCCTGACCGATTTCTACGGAAGTATATTGCAGGGGACGATAAAGGAACCAGGTTTAAATCTTCTGTCTATTATAGGTAGGTTTCCATCACCGTCTATATTTAGTAATAAGCATGGATAAGCATGTAGGACCACTAGTTATTTTGCTGTGGACGGGGGTTCGACTCCCCCCGCCTCCACCACTTACATAAGGAAATACTATGAAGCTATCAAAAAGGCAATTACGCAAAATTATAAAAGAAAGAGTATATACCTCCAAGAATATGCAGAGACTATCGTATAGTCATGAAAAGTTCTTAGATAGGCAGCGAGAAAAAAAATACTTACAATCTCCAGAATACTATAATAAAAAAATGATCGAGTATTCTGTTGGCCTCTTAGAAGCTTTTACTGAGAACGATGAAGAAGAAATAGAAGAATACCGGGATGAACTAGGCACTGACGATATCGATGCAATCATTGAGATATATGAAGGAATTATTCGCAAACTAAGAGAATCATAGTGAAAATGACAGAATCAAAATTAAGAAAAGTAATTCGTAGAACCATTAGAGAATCGCAAAGATATGGTTTTCCTCTCTGGCTTTATTATGATGGGACTCATTATTCTCTGAGTAAGAACCACAGTAGAAAGTATTACGAAACCGATTATGATCGAATTGCGTATGCATTAAGAGCCGCCAAAGAGGAAGGGTACGACGAGGTTATAAGGGTAGTTGGTAATCAAGAACCAAAGGCTCCAGAGCCTATCGATAAAGTAATAAATTCGTTTGATGGTAAATCAATTGAGGCTTTTGCATATAGAGACTACTAGACCTAGGAGAAAGTTGTGTTAATAACAGAAAAAAAGCTTCGGAGGTTTATTAGTGAAATATTCATGAATTTTCGGAATGACCCCAAGGAAAGAATTAAGCGACGACATCCTGCATTGACTGATATAGTTAATGCTGTTAACGCAGCAGCAGAAGTTGTCGGATACACAACACTCAAAGATTTTTTGTGGTCAATAAATCATAAATTTGCAAATAACAAGGTAATAGAATCAAGAAAATATATTTCAGAAAATATTAAATCTCAAGAAGGCTGGCGGGCCGGTCCGGATATGGATTGGCCAAATTATTACAGAAGGTCCGAACGTCAAAAACCTGCAATGGTACCGGTGCTAGATTCAAGTGACTCTTATGAAATAGAATCAGTTGGAACTCATGGTGGTTTATCACATATGATAAAGCATCTACACGAGTGGGACGAGTCGATAGTTGATAATCTCGCAGAACAAATAAGGGAATTATTTGCAGCCTTATTGACCCCGGAAGGAAAGACTTTAACGTTACGAACAAAATCTGGCGAGACTCACACGGTGGAATCGGTTGATGACTTAAAGAAAGGGGTTTTTATAACCTATCTGGACTATATAAACGACAAATTAATTTCAGATGGCTACTCCGAACTTTCCGTCTTTGAAAAAGAAGTTTTAGAAGTTGCTTCTTCTGAATATTACATTTACAATGCATTGGGCGAGGAACTCGAAAACAAAGCTGTAGATGTAAGTGATAAAGCTTTTCCTGATATAGAAGTGCTAGCTGAATTCTTAGAAACAGGACCCACTATTGAATATGAAGAACACAGGAAAATTAGTGACAAAATGACCATAAAAAGAAAATGTGTTATGGACCTGAGTACTGGTTGGTTTGTTGGATATGATTCAGTTGATGGATCGGCAAACTTGCTTACAATATTTCAGATGCAAAAACAAGCGAAAAAAGGAATTTATAAAACACTTCTGTTGTTATCTCCTACAAAACGTTCAGCAAATCGGAAAAAACAAAAATACACACACACAAAAAATAAATCCCAGTTGACAAAGGATTATACAAATTTAAGAATTCTTTCCATGATCGCAAATGACAAAAGAGGGTTTATTAGTGCTGCTCAAGCGGCGAAGGATAAAAAGAATTCAAAAATGAAAAAACCTATCCCTGTAACCAAAGGAACAGAGGACTTAAAGAATATCAAATTAAAAAGAAAAAAAAGAAAATAAATTTGTAAAAATAATCGTTAGTCTCTATAATGTAATTGTTCGAATACGAACATAACCCACAAACGGAGACAATAAATGAACAAACTTATACGATACAATAACCCTTTTTCTACATTTTCTACTTTTTTCAATGATTTTGATTCTATGTTTATGCCTTTATCCTACCGCAAAGATATGACAAAAAATGTCATGAACGATACTCCACGTGCCAACATTTATAAAAAAGATCACGGCTACACTATCGAGCTCGCAGCTCCGGGCCTTTCTCGTGATGACTTCGAAATGTCTGTTGAAAATGGTGTACTCAGCATCAAGGTAGAAACAGAAAACGGAGCGAACGAAAGCCAAGAGATTCGTCGACGCGAATGGAATTACATGTCATTCACACGATCCTTTACACTTCCTGAAACAACAAGCGTTGATAACATCAATGCTCGTTATGAGGCTGGAATCCTCCATATCGATGTCCCTGTTGAAAAAGAACGAAATGATCGTCGTACTATTACAATCGAATAGTACACAAACGAGATAGGTTGTTGGTTACTATCTCGTGAGAGGGCAGAAATGCCCTCTCTTTTATTATTTAGAGAGATACTTATCTACATGAAAAAGATAAAAGAAGAAATAGGCAGAAATTATCATACGTTAGATACCGATCCATACACGTGGAAAGATTATTCAGATGTTGCAGTTGAGACATATGCGAATGCAGAAGATTCAACTTGGTCAGCAAAAGTGAACTGTATATCTAATCCAAAATTGTCATCTCCAGAAAGAAGGTTTTCGGATGAGCAATCTGCAAATCATTGGGCTAGAATGCAAGCAGAAAGAATAATGAGAAAAACACTAAATGAATTTAGGAATATCATCAAAGAAATTATAATAAAAGAATTTGTAAATAAGTGATTTTATGGTTATAATGCCAATGCATAGGAGGCAACGATGGCAACTTATAATCATAAAAGACTTTTTTCTCAGGTGACTAGGTCACCGGTTGATGAATCGGAATCGTACGAATCTATATGGGCTTACTACTTAAAGTTTGATGGATCTGATAATTCTGTTCCGGGAAGATTCAGAATTAGAGTAAACAGAGTGTCGAATAGGGATATGGTACAGATTCTTAATCCTAACGTTGATACTGACGATGTTCCTGAGGGCTCTATGTTATCCGGACAACTGGATAAATGGTCAGAAAAAGGATGGATACCGTGTTTGGATTGGATTGGAGACCCTGATACTGCTACGATTAATTCAATAGAAAAAGACCTAGTTTCGCATTTCGAAATGTTTACATTAGGCAGTTCAGAAAATTCTTCAGAATGGATCGCCCCACCTGATGAGCCTACTACACCACCGAGAAAGAAGACAGAGAAAGACAAGGACTCCAATCCTGTAAAAGACGAAGTAGATGGACCTGATGATTTAGAGTGGATTTAATTTGTAATTCTGGTGTAACGAGTATCGAAACTAGTTAAATTATAATTGTAACTAACAACCATGGAGGCACCATGCGCAGGAAACTTTCGCGCGACATTGCAAAAGCTTTTGCCGCGAAAAAACAGGAATTGGCTTCTTCTAGTTCTCCGGAGCAAGAAAAACCAAAGTCACTAAAGCAGCAAAAAAGAGAAATCGGGCGTAACATTCGATACTCGGAAGAATTTTCCGACATGCAAGAAAAAAAGACTACCAGATGGTCTTACAAACCAAACATGTTGGTGCGATCAAAGAAGATTCGTGGCCATGCTCCACTTGGAGAAGACAGGGTCTTCTTAGTCGTCGACGTCCGCGGAGATTACCTAGATGTTCTTGTTGAGCAATCCATTCAGAATTATCACAGCAAATATTTTTTTCCAATAAACTAACAAAAATCAGTGTAGCCAACCTAGCCATAAGCTAAATTATATATGTAACCAAAAAACAACGGAGTCCACATGGCGAAAACAACCATCTCAATTTCATCCTTCAAATCCGTCGCACCGCTGCTTCCGCCTTCAAAAGCTATTCTTATGCGGGGCCCTACTGGTATCGGTAAGTCTCATCTTGCCAAGCAGATTGCCGAACATCACGGTTTGCCTTTTATCGATGTCCGCGGGTCTACAATGTCCGAAGGTGATGTTGGCGGCTATCCAGACATCGAAGGAATGAAAGAATCCGGAGTCATGACTTTCTGTATGCCATCATGGTTTGTGCGCGCATGCAACGAACCTGTGGTTCTTATGCTTGACGAGCTGAATCGTTCTCTTCCAGGCGTGCAACAATCTTTCTTTCAGCTTGTTCTAGATCGAGAGCTCGGGAATGACAAGAACGGTATGCCTTATAAGCTTCATCCACAGACTCGCGTAATTGCCGCTGTGAACGATGGTTCTGAGTACGATGTAAATGACATGGACCCTGCGCTTCTGCGTAGATTCTGGGTGTGTGACCTGCTTCCAACGGTTCAAGACTGGACCGTATGGGCAAAACAGAATAATATCAGTTCAATCATGATTGATTTTATCAATCAAAATCAACCTCACTTTCGTATCGATCCATCTCAAGTCGAGCCTGGAACTGTTGTGCCTTGTCCTGCTACTTGGGCTGACTTAGACCAATGTCTCAAGCATGCCGGGATAGACCTTCGCAAGTGTGCTGGTAAAGAATCTCCCGAAGGACTATACATTATGGCTCTAGGTCTTGTTGGTACTTCTGCTGCTGTGGCATTCTCTGCTTTTGTCAAAGAGTACGATATACAAATCTCTGCAGAGGACATACTCGACGGTATAGTTACAGAGTTCGAGGAGTATGATATATCTATGCTTAACTCTGTTATCGAAAAGCTTGGAGACCATTCTCGTGAGAATAAGTGGACCAAAAAACAAGCCGAATATGTTGCGAATTTTGCAAAAGCTATATCTGGTGAGATGATGGTATCTACATGGAACAAGATTACTTCCTCACAAAATCTAGACAACATCCAAAAAATTCACAAGCTAATGGGCCAAGACGTCGTCGCAGCTGTGCAGGCATCTAGAAATCTAGGAAAATAGATTGAATTATAAGGTTGGAGATCTTCTATACAAAGAGGACGGGAGTGCATGCGCTCTCGTCCTTGGTATAATTGAAAACAAACAAGAACCCGATTGGTCAAAAATTATGCTTTTCCATGATGGAATGCTTTATTCTCTTTTTGGCAGGTCAATAAGAAATAAATTTATTAAAATCAGTGTAACCAATCGATAGACTAGTTAAATTAACTATGTAACCAAAAAACGGAGGAGCTATGTCTGATAATCTAAATGACGCAATCGAGACCACCGAGGTCTCGGACGAGCAAGCCGCGGCCTTTGACCTCTCCCCACACCTTATTAGGCTTATGTGGGAAGAACCATTTTTCGCGCGAATATTTCAGACTATTGAAAAAACAAAGACTGAATCTATTCCAACCGCCGGTGTGATTGCAAAGAATTCTAGATTTCATCTTTATTGGAACCCTAAATTCCTGGCCGGTCTCAAAGCAAACGAAATAAAAGGTTTGCTAAAACACGAATGTTATCACTTGGTCTTTGAGCACACAACAACCCGAAAGAATGATCCACATATTATCTGGAACTATGCGACTGATCTTGCTATTAATTCTCTTATTGCAGAAGAAGAATTGCCAGAAGGCGGCCTCATTCCAGGTAAAAAATTCAAAAAGCTTTCTTCAGCCCAAATTAAAAGAATGGGAAAAGAGGCAGCTGATCGATACGATAAGGTCAGCTCAAAGATCGCTTCTTTTCCAAAAATGAAGTCTAGCGAATGGTATTTTGCAGAACTAATGAACGATAAAGAAGTACAGGAAGCGATCAAGTCCTCTGAGGCGATGGCTGGAAAGTCTTTAGAACAAGCGATAGCAGATGGAGATGTAAAGCTTGACGAGAACGGTAATCTTGTTGACAGAGACGGTAATCCGGTAACTGTAGTTCCTGGAAATGGCGATGGAACACCTATGGACTCTCACGAAGGTTGGGGTGAACTATCCGATGAGCAGCGCGAGATGATGAAAGGCAAAATGAAAAAGGCCATAGCCGACGCGATCAATCGATGTGACGGCTCAAACCAATGGGGTTCCGTTCCGGCGGAGATGCAGCAAACATTAAGAAAGATGTTAGCGAACGAAATACCATGGCAGTCTGTCCTGAAACAGTTTGTGGGCATGTCAAAGCGTTCTTCTCGACTGTCTTCCGTGCGCCGACTCAATCGTAAATATCCAGGAGTTCATCCGGGAACTTACAAAAATTATACAGCTTCTATAGCAGTATACGTTGATCAGTCTGGTTCTGTCTCAGACTCAGATTTAGAACTACTCGGTGGCGAGCTTGATGCACTGGCGGATAGGGTTGAATTCACATTGTACAACTTTGATACTAGCGTCGATGAGGACTCTGAGCGCACTATCAAGAAAGGTAGCCGACTTACACTAGAAAGAACAAGATGCGGTGGGACAGACTTTCGATGTGTTCAGGACCACGCGAATAAGAATAAGTCTAGATTTGATGGTTATCTAGTCCTCACAGACGGTTACGCCTCAGACCCAAAAGGGCACAACAAACTAAAAAGAGGATGGGTTATCGTTCCATACGGCCAGCTGCAGTTCCAAAATTCTAGCAGAGACTTTGTTATCTCTATGAAAAACAAGGCAAAGTAATGTGGATCATTTGGGCAAAAGAGTCCGGACAATGGAATAAGATTATGGAAACTCAATCTATTTCAGAGGCCTGTAAATATGCAGACTGGTTTATAGAAGAAAAATTATATAAAGGAAAAAATATTTCTATAATGGCGAAAGGACACTTTCCAAAATCTGATTAATCGAAGAAAGGTTTGCTCCCATTACACAATGCGGAAATTCCATATGTACCGAACTTATTATCCCGATAAGTTCGGATTTTTCGTTATATACAGGTGATCCGCTAGCGCCGCCAGTTGCTGGAAAAGACCATATATCATTTCCAAAAGGTTCTATTCCAGAATAATTTCCCTCGTACTTATGTAGTACACCTTCTGCATATAACCCTGCAGGGTATCCTACGTAGTAAACTTTTTCAAGTAACTCAGGCCTTTTTTCTGATATTGTTACGACTGATACGTTTTTATCTATTCTAAGAATACACAGGTCTGATTTTAAGTCGAGTGCTTGAATATGTGCTTTTGTTTCGTTGCCATAAATATCGTTAACGGATATGTTCGGCGTGGCAAAAAACAACCCGGGATCCCCCATACAAACGTGGGCAGCCGACATAATAAGAGAAACTCCGTCATAAGGATTAGAGACCGCCACTCCGGATCCTGTAATCACTGCAAATGGTTCTTCGTCCGTATCGTTGAATTTATATTCTAGAGCTATGAAATAAGAAGTATTTGGTATAGAACCTATTGATTGTTTATGAATCTTATTTATTTTTCCACAACAACCAATCCAAAAAGTAAAAAAAAGAAGGCACATGACGACTCTAATTAATTTCATTTATTTTTCCCCCGAATAAACAACTCCACAATTTTAAGTATGATTTTTATTAGTAGAAGGAGAAAATATGAAAAAAATAATTTTATTTGATATGGACGGAACACTAACTCCAGCAAGAGGAAGTATGGGAGTTAGAATGTCATATTATCTAGGAAAATTACAGGACAGTGGCTATGATGTTGGTATAGTTTCTGGATCGGACATGGAATATATTGAGCAGCAATGTCAGGTTTTGTTTGATATATCTAGCGCAGATTGGACAAAAATAAAATATTTTCCTTGCAATGGCACAAAATATTACACGGTGTCTAATAATAAATTTCAGCTTCATTATGCTAACGACATGAAAAAAACCATCGGAAAAAAGCTTTATATGAAAATTATAAGAGATATTGTTGACAAACATTCAAATTTAATTTGGCTAGAAGATGGCGATAAAATCCCAATGTCCGGTACGTTTATAAAATACAGAGGTTCAATGATTAATTGGTGTCCAATAGGAAGAGATTCATCGGCTAAGGACCGGGAGACATGGGTTGTCTTAGATAAAAAAAATAACTGGAGAAACCAGATACTGAATGTTTTTAACAGTACTCAGGATTATAAAGACATTACATTTAAATTAGGTGGAGAAACTAGTTTTGACATATACCCAAGCGGATGGGATAAAACGTTGGCTCTTCAGCAAGTAAAAAAAGAGGGATACGAAGATATATATTTTATCGGGGACCGTTGTGGCGACAACGGAAACGATTATGAAATATATAAAGCCGTTGGAGACAAAGGTTACGAAACAGAATCACCTGATAATACTGTTGACATAATCAAAAATATTCTTGGGTATGACGATGAATAAAGAAGAATTAGAAGATTACATTCACGAGATCTGCATAACAGAGAACGATCAGGATTATTTTGTTGACTGGCAATCAGACGATCAAGGTCTGCATCTGTGCATTTACTTCGAAGATAAAATAGGCGAACAGCTTCTGCGTAAAATACAATCGATCAAAACCAAATACAGAATAGTTACTATGACAACACCAATTGGTTATATTGGTATGAAATTTCAAAATTAATTTATACACGAAAGCTTTATGCAATATATTTACACAGAGACAATAAGTCTCTACACACAACACACACGGAGAAAATCATGGCCTTAAATCCATACGAACTAAGACAACATTTGTTACAACAAGCGCAAAGAATATTGACTGATGCGTATCACGTTGAAAGAGACAACTGTAGAGACGCAGGAAAACAATGCACAGCAACTTTTCCAACAACGGAAGACATTATCAAAGAGGCAGAAAAACTCTATCAATTTGTTCAAAAAAAATAACCCGGAAATACAAAAACCGGTGAAACCCTGTTAATACCGAGACAGGTGGCGCCTTATTCTCTGTTCCCCCACTTCCCCCATAAGAGAATGAGGCGCTTTTTATTTGGAGTCCTGATGAAAAATAGAATACTATTGTTAAATAAGTATACTTCCAATTACAAAATTGGCGACTTATTTATTTTAGATGGGACAGAAAATGTGCTAGAAGTTGATATCCGCGGAGGTCTTGTTGATTGCCATTTTGGGCCCGTGCTAGAGAGGGGTATGATAGCAATGCTTATAGAAAAAGAAGATTGGGAAGATGCTGGAGGAGAATTGATTTTTTGTGTTAATGGAAAAATTATGAGCATGCCATATAAGGATGCAAGACCAAAACTGGCCTTATTGGCAGACAACAGTTAAAAGCTTATGACGACTTATATTCAAGATAATTTTCAGAAAATCAAGGATCGTATGATCCAAAAATATCTAGTAGAAAAAAGACATCTTTTTAGTTATCCACCTTGTATTGTTCCGGCTTGGGAAAATTTAATAGACGATATGATACATATCGTCGAGCATTGGAATAAAAACAATCCAGAAAAAAGAGTAAAATTTTTTCAAGTAAAAGAAAAATTTGGATGCCTTGTTGCGTATCTTGAAATTGATAATTTAAATGCAACGGGAAATAATATCGATGCAAATTTAAAAGGCAAGATATCCATGATAGCTGATAAAGGTATAACTATTTGTAGAATATGTGGAAAAGAGAAAATAGAAACTGTCGCAGATTCTCGGATTGTCTTAAAGTGTTTGGATCATTGGGATGAAAAAAATTTTTTCACCAGAAGGATAATTAAGTGAAAATATTATCAATTGATATCGATTATATGTACAGCCCTTTGATTTCTGAATATGATGATCTTGTTAAAGGTAAATCAATCAGTGTTGAAGAACAAAAGAAAATACTTTCGGCCGCTGGGTTTACACCTATGGTAAATGTCGAAAAAAAGAAAAGTGTAATAAAGTATTTGAGTCGACTGAACTGTGTGGCGATACCGAAGGTTATTTGTCAAAATCATGACGAAATATTAGCGTTTATAGGGAATTTGCCGGCAGTTACAATTGTTAATATTGATCATCATCACGATGTATTTTATCCTGGTTGGCATGACATAAATGTAGTTGACGAGGGCAACTGGGTTCATCATCTTTCAAGAAGAACAAATCTGAATTATACCTGGGTAAGAAATAAAGATTCAGAAAATATTTCAGACAATGTAAAAATAGATTTTTTGTACAAAGAACTATATTTAGAAAAGTTAGATGAAAAAGAATTTGACTTAATTTTTATCTGTATTTCACCACACTGGACAGGCAAAGATAGATTTGGTGTCGTACAAGAATTACTATGCGAGATGATATAATGACATTTGAATATAACGGTCTGCACATGATGGCGGACATTATTGTCCAAGATAAAAAAAAATTAACTAATCCTGTCTTAGGCGAAAAACTTCTCGAAAAAATTGTTGAATCCATTGACATGACGATGATCTTACCGCCTTTAACCGTTAAATTTCCTCATGCCACATGCGAATTATCACGAGTGGTAAAGGAGCTCGAAGCGGAGGGGCTCTCTTCTTCAAACACTGCTATTTCTTTACGTAAGGCACTAAAAGAGAGAAAAGAAGAAGCTTACGGATACTCAACATTTGTTATGATTGCAGAGAGCCACATAAGCATGCACACGTTTCCAGAATTTGGTTATTTTTCTTTTGATTGTTACTCCTGCAAATGGTTTGATGAAAAAAAGGTTTTGGCCACAATAAAAGAAATATATGATGTAAAAAAAATTATTATACAGTCGGTAGAACGAAGGATTCCAGATGTTGATAAAGTATGATTTAGATGATAAAGGTACTGGTCATGTCTTCGACAGAAAAAAATTGATATGTAGCGAAACAACTCAGTTTCAAAAAATAGAAATTTCGGACCTAGATATTTTAGGAAGAGTCTTAGTTTTAGACAACATAATACAACTTTCAGAGCTTGACTGTGATCGCTATCACGAAGTCTTTGCACACATTCCCATGAGTAATGTTTCGAACCCTAAGAAAGTATTGATACTCGGTGGAGGCGATGGAATACTAGCAAAAGAACTGTTGAAATATAATGAGTGTACTGTTGATATGGTTGATATTGACCAGCGCGTTTGTGAATTATCTAAAAAGCATCTGTATTCTATGCATGAATCTTCCTTTGATAGTCCTCTTCTTAATGTTGTATTTGAAGATGCAATTAATTTTTGTAAAAGAAGTACGTCGAAATACGATGTAATCTTCGGTGATATTACGGACCCGCACCCGGATTCTCCATCTAGCTCCCTTATGTCGGAAGAAGCTATAGCTATATACAAAAATCTACTGACTCCTAACGGAATTTTTGTTGTACAAACCGATAACGTGCAGATAGCAAACGATTATTACAAACGTATTAGAAATAAATTACAGAAGAGTTATAAAAACACTGGCTGCTTTGGTACTATTGCCCTGACTCTTTCGTCTGTTTTTTCATTTGTTTGGGCAACAGATGGAGAACCAATAATGCCAAAGACTGTAAAAGTCAAAACTAATTGGCTAAACGATGAACGTGTCAGATTATGCCATGATATTATCAGATTAGCAACGGAGTAAATATGTTAACTGCAATGGGCGATGTAATGCGTCGAGCATATGAGAAAGGCTGGATTACCACAAGAGACGGAAATGTTTCAGTCAAAATGACCGGTAAGAATATATTGTATATTACTCCGTCAGGATGGCGAAAAACAATTATACACCCAGAACACATCATTAAAGTGAAGTTTGTTCCGGCAGGACTTGAGATACCGGAAGGAACTAATCCATCTGGTGAATTACACATGCATTCAAAACTTCAAAGATTTGCAAAATATACACGATCTGTCGTACATCTTCACCCTACAAATATCATCGCAGCCATGTATGCGGGGTGGAATTTACAAAAGCTCGCAGCAGAGTTTCCGGAAGTTTCTAGATACACTCGTGTAGGTCCAACTGTCCCTGTGCTTCCTGTTACTTCTCATATACTTGCCGAAGAGACATTTGAGGCTTTTACTAATTTTAAAGACACAGGAAAAAATTTAATCAAATTTGACATAGTCGGACAAAAGAATCACGGTGTATGCGCTGTTGGACCGAACCCTTGGGACGCATACGAACATATAGAGAGGCTCGAGCATATATGCGAGATTGTGCTCAAATCTGGTAAAAGACCTGAATAGTCTTATATTTATGTGTACAAAGCTTGGAGAAATTTGTGAAACATAATTTATTGAGACGAAACATCCGAAGGATTTTACTAGAATCAGCAATGTTGGATGAAGAGATACTAGACAAAATATCAGCACTTTTACAGGCAGACAATAAAAATGCAAAAATAAGTAGCTACGTAAACCCGCAGTCTTTTGAGTTAATTCGAGCCTTTGGAATGGAGCCAGAAAGTTTTGATAGACACATTGATGATATTGAAACTTTTCAAGCTTTGCTTAGACTATGCATTATTCCAATTTTTCCAAATGCAGGACGCGTTAATATTATCGGGGATGCCATGGCTAAGTTTCGGGGAACTGCGGCAAAAGACGGTAAAATAGCAGTAGATTTTCCAAAAACAAATGATAAAAGACATCATTATTTTTATGTAAAATTTGATTACAAAAACAAAACTATGAAAATAATTTGCGGTATTCATGTATACAAGAGCCATTGGCTAGCAAAAAGAGATAGTCGCGGAAAACTATTAAAAAGCAGTTCAAAAGAACTTTGGCCAGTACTCGATGATACACATAGTTTATACCCTGCGCCGTTGGGAGAAGTGCCGTTAGATCTTAAAAAAATAATAAATTGCGCAAATGATTTTAAGGAACTCATAGACCAGAATCTTCCACTGGCCGATGACCCAAATCGAACAATAGATATGCCTCGTTTCTAGGTGAATGTAATGCAAGGTGACTGTTACGAAGTACATGGTAGATTTATGCTGAATAATTTTCAAGAAGCAGATGAATATATTCTGGTACATGCCGAGGTAATGGGGCAGGGTCGATTGAATGGTGTTCCCTACGGACATTGTTTCCTTGTTCACAAAGCAACAGATACTGTGCACGATAGATCTAATGGCCGTGATATAAAGATGCCACGTGCAATCTATTATATGTTAGGTAAGATAGATCAGAGTAGATACTGGGATGACAATCTAGGGCTCGTTGAGCGGACCCCTAAGATGTATGAATACACCAGAGAAGAAGCGGTGTCGTGGATGAGTGAGACAGGTACGTTTGGACCGTGGGAACTGGAGACAGAAAGTGGATACTAGAGAAAGAAATAAACTAGCAAGACGCCGCCTGCGATATGGACAAGATTCATATGAACTTGAACAGATGCGACAGAAATATACTAAAAATGAAGTCATTGACCAGTGGGATCTGTTCTGGAATGAGGAAACTAAATCTTGGTTTCATTCATTTTATGACAGAAACGGAAAGAGAGACGCATATGACACTCGAGTTGCCGACCCTTTGGATCCATGGAGAGCAGCGCTAGTAGCAGATCCTGTATCTTCAGAAGCAGATTTTTTTAGGGCTAGTGGTCAAGTTGGTGCAATGTTAGAAAATATAAAAATAGATAATTACGAAAATCCTTTTGCTTCTCGAGAAGAAGAGATAGGTGAAAAAGACGTTAGGGTAGATTCTAAAAATATGATAAGAGAATCTATACGTCGGCTAATATTAGAAGAAATAACTGTTGAGAAACCTTTATCATATGTTGATAAATTGGTTGATATGGACGGAGTGGTGCAGGTCAAAGGTTACTCGGATAATTTTGTCATTCTTATAAATGATGCAAATGGAAAGCGATTGGCTGAAATAGAGACAATTTTAGCAGATGATAAAGAACCTTTTGTTTTGAATTATCAACACAGCGTACACGAGGCAGGATATGCGTATGGAGGCCACGTGGTTGTATACGCAAAAAATTATTCAGACGACGGCTTTGGTATTCTTGCCTACGAGATTGCTCTAGAATTATGTTCGTTATATTCAGAAGGGCTTTGTTCTGATAGGTTTGAAGTTAGTCCTGATGCATTCGAAGTATGGAAAAATTATAACTACAGGAATGATGTACTCAAAAAACAGCTTGATATGTTAGAATATCCGATGACTAGTGACACCACGGACGATGCATCCATTGTTTCGTCTGTGAGAGCATATTATGATTGGGATGACTACTTTGGGTCCAATATAACCGCTGGGCTCATAGGACCTAAAGATTACGTTAAAAATATAGGATATGTTCAGAATTGGTTTGGCAGTCTAGACCCACTTTCAAAGTTATATTATAAAAATACTTTTCCAATTCTCGATGAATTATTGGCGAACAGTATGGATGGTGCTGAACTGATACAGTGCAACGAACAAATGATGAAAGATCTACGAAAAAAATTAAGTTATTAATATTAATTTATAAAATTATATGTTTTCTGTTACAATCCAGTTGCAGGGGGCAATATGAATTTTGAATATAAGAAACATTTTCCGTACGATCAAGTTAGACCGGCACAAGATAAAGCCATAAAATTTGCGCTGGATTCTTTTATCAACAAAGATAAAAGATTTGTGATAATTGAAGCCGGCACAGGTGTCGGGAAAAGCGCGATTGGTCTGACGATAGCGAACTATCTGGGTGGTGGAGCTTACTTTCTGACAACACAAAAGGTTTTGCAAGCACAATACATGCGAGACTTCAAAAACGAAGGACTTAAGTCACTTACTTCTTCTACTAATTTTCGGTGTCAGTATTACAAAACAAAAGACTGCTCATCAGCATTGAGAGAAATGAAGGTTTCGAAAGACCAACGATTTAAGGCTAGTTGTGGAGGTGGCTGTGTATATAAAAAAGCAAAGGGTGAGTTTATAAATGCAGAACTAGGAACAACAAACTTTCCATATTTTATGGCAGAAACAAATTATTCTGCGCAGCTAACGCCTCGTAAGCTTCTTGTTATCGATGAATGTCATAATGTAGAGATTCAACTTGGCAATTTTGTTTCGATAGAAATATCAGAGCATTTTGCAGAGTCAATATTAAGACTTAAAGTGCCAGAATTAAAAACAATGTATCAAGTTGTAACCTGGGTAAAAAGTGATTATCTTCCTCGACTAGCTAGAATGAAGTCACACATGGAAAATCAAATTGAAAAATTCTCGCTTGGATCAAAATTAAAAGAATTTGTTGCTATCTCAAAAAAATATGAATTAATTGACAAACACCTGTGTAAATTAAATCGATTTATATCTGTGTACAATAAAGATAACTGGGTCATGAATGAAATAATCACAGAAGGCCGAGCAAAAAGAAAGTGGGAATTTAAACCAATCGATATCGCGCCGTTTTCAGAAGATAATTTATTCAAATCTGGAGAGAAGGTACTTCTTATGTCTGCAACCATAATGGATAAGAATGCATTTTGCCAGATCCTAGGTATCAATCCACAGGAAGCTGCTTTTGTGTCTATACCATCTCCATTCAAGAAAGAAAATAGACCAATCATATACGCGCCTGTGGCAAAGATGGGAATGAGAGATATCGATGCTTCTCTTCCGAAGATTGCAGAAGCGGTAAAAGCAATCTTGGAACAACATAAAAATGAAAAAGGAATCATTCATTGTCATTCATATAAGGTAACAAAATTCCTGAAGGAAAATATAAGAAGCAAAAGATTGCTTTCTCATGATTCCGAAAATAGAGACAAGATCTTGGCAAAGCACCAAGCCGATCCGAGGCCAACGGTTTTGCTATCGCCGTCAATGACTGAGGGTGTTGATCTAAAAGGAGATGCCAGTAGATTTCAGATCATTTGTAAGATTCCATATCCTTACTTAGGCGACAAATTAGTCAAAAAGCGCATGAATAAATGGCACTGGTGGTATCCTTTACAGACCGCAAAAGTTGTTGTACAATCTGTTGGTAGATCTATCCGAAACGAAGAAGATCATGCGGTGACTTATATTCTAGATGCAGGATGGAATTATTTTCTTAATAAAAATAAATCGATATTTCCAAAAGAATTTTTAGAATCACTAACATGAGGGTTGTATGATCGTAAAAGACATAAAAGCAATGAGAGAATTAATTGTAAAATCTGGTATTTCTCACAGGCCAATATACATGACATCTGGAGGATTTGATCCTTTGCACATTGGGCATCTAAGGTGTATTCAGCAGACTTCTAGCATGGCAAGCAATGCAGATATTCATCCGTATAACATGACTGGCTTGGTGGTTGTCGTGGTAAATGGAGATCAGTTCCTAAATAGAAAAAAAGGTTATTCTTTTATGCCCTTGGCAGAAAGAATGGAAATTATCGATGGCCTAAAAGGAGTTGATTACGTTGTTCCATATGATGCGCCGTTTCCAGATCAAACAGTTATTGGTGCTATTCGAATCTTAAGGCCTACCTATTTTACAAAGGGAGGCGATAGGTTTGACGCGTCTACTATACCAGAATGGAATATATGTCAAGAAATTGGATGTAAAATAATTACAGGAGTTGGTGGTGGCAAGATTCAATCGTCCAGTGACTTAGTAAGAAATTCAAAGGAAAACGTGGGAACTAATACTAGGAGATAATGATGAGAAGAGTCGACAAGCCATGGGGATATGAAGTAATTTGGGCAGAAACAGATGACTACGTAGGTAAAATTATGGAAATAAATCCTGGCCACAGAATGTCGTTACAATATCACGAGAAAAAAGAAGAAACAGTATATGTCGTAAAAGGCAAACTTTTGGTTTGGCACTCTGATGATGACGAGGATTGCACTGTGTTTGGTCCAAACGAGGTTTATCACGTAGCCCCTAAAGTAATTCATAGATTTGGATGTCCAGAACGGGAAGACGAACCTACTAGAATCATAGAAGTATCGACAAACTACTTGTCGGATGTTGTTAGAATAAAGGATGATTATTCAAGGAGTTAGTTATACTTAAATATCGTGTCTAAAAAACGGAGAATTAAGATGGGTGCCGGAATCATGATCATTAAGTACAATAACCAAATACCTTTATTTCTGGGCCTTCTAGCAAAATATAAACAGATACAAAAACACGGCGGTCAATACGACTTGCCAAAGGGCACACCTGAAAGAGGTGAATCTGCATGGCAAACAGCGCAAAGGGAATGTTACGAAGAAACAGGGTATGTCGTTAATAAAAACGAACTAATTGCTGGTCCTTACACAGAAAACGGCCTTACCATGTGGGCATGTGTGGTTCCTCGCGACACTCAGATTGTGTTGCCTATAAATCCTGAGTCTGGCAAATACGAACATGAAGGTTATGATTGGCTAGAATTTAATGAATTATGTAATAACTGCTTTGGTTATCTAAAGCCTTTCGTCGAATGGGCACATAAAAATTTATAGTCTATAGAACCCACAGATTAAAAATGTTTATGGTTTGCAATACTTAGATATAATTAATCATATATATCGAGGTATAACATGGGATCAGTATTCTCTCACCATAAAACAGTAGCGGACCGGTCCGCCGGGGATAGAAGAAGACATAAGCAAAAAATAGATAAGGCGATTAAAGACGGAATACACTCTATTGTTGCTGAAGAGTCTATAATTGGAAAGGACGGAAAGAAAAAGATTAGAATACCGGTGAAGGGAATAAAAGAATACAAATTTGTATATGGATCCAATTCATCAGGTGCTGGTTCTGGTGGAGAACACGATCTTAAGAAAGGACAAAAAATAGGCCAGAAAAAGAAACAAGGCCAAAAAGGAGATGAAAAAGCAGGAAATAAGCCAGGTGAAGAATACTACGACGTAGAAGTAACACTTGAAGAATTGGCAGATTATCTATTTGCTGATCTAGAACTTCCAGATCTTGAAAGAAAAGCAATGAAAAAAATCATCTCCGAAAAATGGAAAAGAAAAGGTTATCGAACACAAGGAATTAGGCCTAGACTATCCAAGAAAGAAACTGCAAAACAAAGAATACGAAGAAAGATGGCAGCAAAAAGATCTGGAAACCTAGACGAAGAGGAAAGCTTTTCTTATATAGAGTCGGATCTGCGATACAAACATATTAAAAAAGCCAACAAAGAGACATCTTCGGCTGCCATTGTATTTATAATGGATGTATCTGGCTCGATGTCAAAACAAAAAAAATATTTAGCACGATCATTCTTTTTTCTGTTGTATCATTTTATCAGAAGTCGATATGAAAATACCGAAATTGTTTTTATTGCTCATGATACTAGACCTTATGAAGTCGACGAAGATAAATTCTTTAACAGAGGCACAGGTGGAGGAACTATGGTATCCCCTACGATGGAATACGTTTATGATGTTATAACAAAACGATATAACCCGAACAATTGGAACGTCTATGCTTTTCATTGTTCCGATGGTGATAATTGGCCTACCGATAATGATCTTGCGCTAGATTTAACCTCAAAAGTATCAGATTTGTGTCAGCTTTATGGCTATTGCGAGATTGATCCTACGTCAGAATCTACAAAATGGTTGAATAATTTTAGTCTTCTTGAACTTTACGGCAAATGTAGTAAGATAAAATGCGTAGAAATAAATAAAAAAGAAGACGTCTGGCCGGCATTTAAGAAATTTTTTGGCGCTGTAAACAAATAGGAAGATTATGTCTAATTGGAATTTAAGTGATTTGGAAGAATGGGACGACAAGATATGCGAAATAGCAAAAAGTCACGGCCTAGATTGGTATCCTATAACGTACGAGACTTGTGATTATTACGAAATGATTGGCAACATGTCTTATCATGGGATGCCAACACATTATGGCCACTGGTCATACGGTAAATCTTTTGAAGTACAACATGCGCAGTATCAACAAGGCATGACAGGATTGCCATATGAGCTAATAATCAACTCCGACCCATGTATTTCATATCTAATGCTAGAAAATCCGTTATATTTACAGATTCTTATTATGGCACATTGCGTAGGGCATAGTGACTTTTTTAAGATGAATAGAAATTTTATGCACACAAGAGCAGAGACTGTGGTGCCTAGAATGAGAAACGCAAAAAAACGAATACAAAAGTATGTAGAAGACCCGGGAATAGGTATCGAACAAGTCGAAGAAATAATTACTGCTTGTCATTCAATATCATATCAAGTCCCAAAAATGCCTGTGAATCTTCGGTTACTGAAAGAAGAATACGATGAATTTGAACCGGATAGAAAAGGTAACCCACCTTATCAAGAGTATGATATTTTGGGATTTATTGAGTCATTTGGGACAAACAAAGAAACCTGGATCAATGATATTGTTTCTATAATAAGAGATGAAGCACATTATTTTATGCCACAAATTAGATCAAAAGTAATGAACGAAGGATGGGCTTGTTTTTGGCACTACAAGATACTTCATGAATTGAATTTACCTCAAAAGCTTCACCTTCCGTTCCTGAAGTCTCACAACCAAGTGGTTAGACCACACATCGGAAGAATCAATCCGTATCATCTAGGATTTTATCTTTTTAACAAAATAGAAGAAAGGCACGGAATACAAGAATGTTTTGTTGCAAGAGAAGTCCATAATGATGAATCTTTTATCAGACACTATCTTACGCACGAAGATTGCGAAGAATTAAACCTATTTTCTTTTACCAGCAACAAAGAAGAGTATATAGTTGAAAATGTATCTGATGATGAGGGGTGGAAGGAAGTGAAAAAGACTCTGATAAATCAAGTTGCCGGGAATTCTATTCCGGTGATCTATGTTGATGGGATTGGACCTTCTGATACATTGATTTTGCATCATGAACACGAAGGCAGAGATTTAAAAATAGATCATGCAAACCAGGTCGTAGAACATTGCAAATTGTTGTGGGGAAGCGACGTTAAATTAATTACAATGGTAGATGACGCGCCATACGAAATCTAGGAGCAAATTAAAGATGTCGAAATTTCTAAAAATTATTAAAAAACAGCGAGATCAGAAAAAAGATAAAAAATTCAAAGGGACTTTTCTAGAATATCTAGAACTATTAGAAAAAGATCCTAGTATTGCCAAAACAGCTCACAAAAGACTTTATGATGCAATTTCTAGCAAAGGCTCAAGAACTTTGCCGGATGAAGACCCTAGAAAAAGAAGCATTTTTGGAAATGAAAATGTTCAAGTATATGAATATTTTGACAAAGAATTTTTTGGCATGGAAAACGTTATCGAAAAATTAATGAGATTTCTTCGCGGTGCTGCAATGAGAGGAGAGGAATCTAGACAGGTTCTTTTGCTCATGGGCCCTGTCGGTGCCGGAAAATCAGCATTAACAGAGCATATCAAGGCTGCGGTCGATGGACTTAAGTATTATCATCTGGAAGACGACCCACAGAAAGGAGAGCCGCTTCAACTAGTTCCAAGAGGATTAAGAAAAGAATTTGAGTCTATGCTAGGTGTCAAAATAGAAGGTGATCTTTCTCCTGTGGCAAGGTGGAAACTTCTGAACGAATACGAAGGCAAATACGAGAAGTTCAAAGTAATAGAGTCCACTATTTCTCAAAGAGGTCGCAGAGGCATTGCTTCTGTACCTCCAATGGATGCAAATTCGCAAGATGTCAGTGTGCTCATCGGGTCAGAAGACATTTCTAAGCTTGACAAATTTTCCGAAGATGATCCTCGAGTTCTTAATTTGACCGGTGCATTTAACATTGGCAACCGAGGCATAGTTGAACTTATTGAAGTGTTCAAAAACGAAATAGAATTCTTGCATACGATTATTACAGCAACGCAGGAAAAAAGAGTTCCGTCACCTGGAAAACACGACATGGTATTTTTTGATGGCGTTATCCTTGCGCATTGCAATGAATCTGAATGGAATCGCTTTAAATCAGAACATACCAATGAAGCGATACTTGATCGTGTCGTCAAGATCAATGTACCCTACATATTAGAACTAGATCAGGAATGCAAGATCTACAAAAAAATTCTATCTCGTTCCGATTTTGACGCTCACATTGCTCCTCATACCATTAAGGTTGCATCAATGTTTTCTGTAATGTCTAGACTAAAGCAATCTAATAAGTGTGATCTCTTGACAAAAATGAAAATTTATAACGGCGAAGAAGTGATTGAAAAAGGCCGTGTTAAGAAAATTGACATCAAAGACCTTCGGGAAGAAGCTCGTGATGAAGGCATGAAAGGAATATCGACTAGGTTCATCTCAAAGGCGATTGATCATGCTCTTACTGATACATCAAAAAAATGCGTTACTCCGATTGGTGTTATGAAGTCTCTTACAAAAATGGTAAAAGAACAAATTGTTGATAATGATTTCAGAGAACGATGTTTGGAAATTATTCAGCATTCTGTCCGAGAAGAATATCTCAAGATCCTAGAAACAGAAATTGCTAAGGCTTTTATTACAGCCTACGAAGAACAAGCCCAGAGTCTGTTCGACACATATCTTGATAACGCAGAGGCGTACACTACAAAACAAAAGATTCGAGATCAAATCACTGGAGAAGAAAGATCTGCAGATGAAAAATTCATGAAATCTATCGAGGAAGTCATTGGAATCACAGGTTCGTCTAGGCAAGGATTTCGTTCAGATGTGACAGCCTATATGTTTGCCAAGCTGCGACATGGAGAAAAAGTAGATTATACGTCTTACGAACCTCTGAAAGAAGCTATCGAGGCATATCTGATTAATTCAGTCAAAGATATGGCTCGAATCGTTACTAAATCTAAGTCCAGGGACGACGATCAGAAAAAGAAACATAACGACATGGTACAGACTTTGATAGAAGAGTATGGATACAATGAAGACTCTGCAGAAGAAATCCTGACTTATGCATCAAACAATCTGTGGAGAGATAGTTAGCCTAATTTTTTGATCATATCTAATTTTTTAGCTCGAGTCATTTTTTTGATTCGGGCTTCTTTTTTACCTGCCTGTGATCTATTTTCGACTTCTATATTCCATACCATTTTTACAGGCCGACGTGATCTAGTATATTTTGCCGATCGTGAACCATAGTTGTGTTCCAGTAATCTTCTGTCTAGATCGGTAGTGATTCCAGTATAAAGAGTTCCATCGGCGCACTCAACTATGTATACAAACCATTTATTCATGTAATAATTTATCCATTCAATGGAGGTTATAGTGATTAATATTAATATAGGAATGCCAGAATTTTTGTTAATTTTTTCTTTGGGAATGTATCAAAATTCCCAAACTATAGCAATTACCGCTTTTTGTCTTGCGGTTTTTGCCTCGGTCTGCAAATTTGCAATGACTCAAAAAGATTCTATAGATGAGCAATGAAATATATATTTTCAAAAGATGTTGACAAAAATTATGTAACAAAAATTCTTTCCAGAGCAAGATTACTCTGGAAAAAAGATACTCTATTAAAAAATAAAATAATAGGTCCGGCATCTGTATACAGAATGATTTTCGAAGATAACCCAAGAGGAAAAGATAAATTAATTAAGGACATATTATTAGACGCTCTTGTTTCTTGTGAAAGCCAGGTACCAGGTTCTATTACATATTTTGCAGATGATTTGCCAAATATGAACGAAGTAAAAACTCACGGCCGGATGGGAACTAGTCAGATAAGAAAAGAAATTTTATCTATTCCTGTTGGCGATTTGTCTAAGGAAATATACAAAAACGTTTGTAATTTAATGGGTCCGGAAACTAAGATAGTAGTAAAGAAAAATCCAAGACCAAAAACAATAATAGAATTATCGTCTGGATTCAAAATACCGATCGGTATAGAACCGCTATTTTTCAAAAATATACCCGAAGAATCTATAGATATATCAGACGTTGAAATTATATTAATAGAAGGTTCACCTGATAGTATAGGTGAGATTAACTATATACTAGAAAGATCGCATAATGATAATGTCAACATCCTGTTGATTTGTAGGTCCTTTTCGGAAGAAATAATTGCCACACTTTCCACGAACTGGATGAGAAATTCTCTACGAATTATTCCTGCAGTTTATGGGAATAACATCGATAGTGTTAATTTACCTCCAGACATCTGTGAGATTACCGGAGTGTTTCCTATTACGCCAAAATTTGGTGATTCTATTTCTGTTGCAATATGTAAAAAAGAAAAATATGGATATGCAAAAAGTATCAACATAAATGATTTTACATGCACAATTCAATCTAATAAAAACGTTGATGCGTACCGGGCTGATCTTTCTCAGAGAATGGAAAAAGAATTAGATAAAGAAAAGCAAAAAATACTTTCTGATAGAATATCGTCTCTTTCTTCTGAATTAATTACTGTTCTGGTTCCTGAAAAAGAAATCGTAGTGTTTGAGGAAATTGATGCGATGTTTAAAATTCATACTCAGTTTTCCAAATCTGGTTTTATAGAATTCAATAACAAAAAAATACCTATGTCGATATGGAAATGTGCAGCAGAGCATAAGATGCTCTATTACAACTTAATAGATTCTATAGGGGGAGTTCTTTTGATTGATGATTAAAAAATTATATGACTATATACAAACTAAAATTTTATCATTATTATGGCCAAAGAGATACTTAATAACTACAGGAGATCATAACGTGCAAAATTTATTGACTACATATCTGGACATTACAAATTTAATGAAAGAAAAAGTAATATCCGAAATTGTTCAGGCGGTTTCGTCCGGAGATTTAGATATTACGATCGATCAGAGAAATAAATTAATGGCTGTAATTTCTGCCATTTTAACAGACACTGCAGCTACAGGATATGAAACTTTACAAATTGTTGCAAAAGAAGAATTAAAGACTGTGACTACGAAAAAGAAAAAGAAATAATGGAAGGAATCAAACACATAATTGAATGCCATTGTGTTTTGCCGCAATATAAAAATGTAACAAAGCCTGTTTATCATAAATTTATTGTTTTTTCCATAATAGACGATTCAAAAACAATAATTCCAAAACATGCAAGTTGTAACAATTGCGGTGTTATACATAACGTTTATGATGTTTGTAAATCAGAAATTTTGCCTGGGAAAGAACTTGGTGCCGTTATGCAGATTGACGACTGCAAACTCATGCTTCCAAATACCGTTGTTAACGTTCTAGAAAACTACAATAGGTCTATAGAAGATTACGAACATGTATTGTTTATTTTACAGAACAAAAAATGGGGAAGTCATGTTGTAGTAAACAGAGAAGAAGAAGACGGCGTCGTATCCGGAAAAATATTAAAAATATCAGGGCCTGGACAATATAGAATAGAGCCATTTTCTCTATCGAGGACAATATGAAAGTTTTTGGAAAATCAAGTGAAGAACAAACAATAGAAGAGAGAGCAAAAGCAAGAGAAATATGCCAGGTCATATTAGATTATGGCGTAAATCAAAATCAAATAAACCACATAATATATCTTTTGGCGTTAGAACTAGAAGATAACAAATTAATGCAAGAAATAACACAGATAATAAAAAACAACAAAGAGGACGAAAGTTCAAAAATACTAACAGGAGAAACAAAATGAGCAATCAAGTTCAAGATAAATGGTCCGAAATTAAAACTCTTATCGAGTCAATTGAGTTGGATGTCCACAAAAATGCTGGAGGAAATGCTTCTGCGGGTGTTCGAGCTCGAAAGGGTTTGCGTCTGTTGAAAAATTACGCTTCGGATTTAGTAAAAATGACCATTGACCTAGATAAAGAAAGAAAAAACACAAAATAGTTTTTAATAATCTAGCATTTAAAAGGGAGATTATTATCTCCCTTTTGTTTTTAGAATGATATTTATAGATGACCGTACAATTGCTTTAATTTGCTCAAGGCAGACTTTTCTATTTGACATATGCGCATTCTAGTTAATCCGAATAAATCACCTATCTCCTGCAGAGTTCTGCTTCCTTCTTTGGCAGCTATTAGCACACAATTATTTTTGCTCTTGCAATTTATCCAATATTTACAGGATGATTTTTTACAAGAAGATTTGAATTCCAGATGGGCATTATAACATGTTTTGTTTTTCACAATCACCTCCATACTTGATATCATAATACATGAAATCAATTTTTACAAGGAAATAAAATGAGTAGAAAAATTTTCGTCGTTGACACCAGCGTCATGCTCTATGATAAAAAAGCCATTAAAAACTTTTCTGGTAATGACATTGCATTACCGTTGTGTATCCTAGAAGAACTAGATAAGTTTAAAGATAGACCAGGATTACTAGGAGATTCCGCTAGATATGTAAATAGGTTTCTTGATCAAATGAGAGACGCGGAAAAGGATCCTGGCGGATGGAGATTATATAGCGAAAAAGACATGCGTTATCGATTTGTTACAAAAAAACTAGAAGCATGGATACCAGATGGGCTAGATTCTACTTACAACGACAACCAGATTATTGCTTGCGCAAAATATCTTCAGGAAATTCATAAAGATGTATGCGTAATAGTGATTACAAAAGATATCAACCTTAGGGTCAAGTGTGATGCTTGTGGTGTTGTTGCAGAAGACTATTTTGCTGATCATATTGAAGAAGAGGCTACGAACCTTTCTGGATATGTCAAGGTCGATTTAGAATCAGAAGAAATAGATAAATTTTTTGAAGACGGATCCATAGAATACAAAGATCCCTTGCCGGAAAACACTTTTGTGATTGGAAAATGCGATTCAAAATCTTTGCTAGGAAAAAATATAGGAGGAAGAATAACCACATTAAATTACAAACTCGATGGTAAGGTTTCTGTCACTCCTAGAAATTCAGAACAAAAATTTGCAATTGAAGCTTTATTAGATCCGCACATTCCTTTGGTTACTCTTACTGGATTGGCTGGATCCGGAAAGACTTTTTTGGCCCTTATGGCAGGCTTATCCGGATTGCAATCACAGTTTCCTTTCAGTCAAGATTCTCTTACTGAAGAATTAAAAATTGGATATGACAGGCTTGTTATAACCAGGACTCTTCAGCCTGTAGGCAGAGACTTAGGGTATCTGCCTGGATCGATGGAGGATAAGATGCAGCCATGGCTAATGCCTATCTTAGATAACGTCAGACACGCTTTTAAGGACGTTTCAAGATTCAAAGACATGATCACTCAAGGCGAGATCGAAGTCGCGCCTATACCATATATACGAGGCCGTACGTTCAATAATTGTTTTGTCATTGTGGATGAAGCGCAAAACGCAACTATCCATGAGTTAAAAACAATTATTACTAGAATGGGGACTGGCTCAAAAATAGTTCTTCTCGGTGACATAGACCAGATTGATACACCGTATATAGACCGACAATCAAGTGGTTTGAGTATAGTTATAGATAAGTTTCAAAAATCATCATTGGCAGCTCACGTAAACTTATCTAAAGGTCAAAGATCTGGATTGGCTACTGAGGCTGGCCTTATTCTATAACGGAGGCACCATGTCGAGCACTACATTTAAGAATTTTGATAAGCAAAGATTTAGAAAAACATACCCCACTAGAAGACGAAGACCGGTAACAGCCCTGATATCTGATTCCAATTTTACTTTGGAATCCACTAGCTTAGGTTTTACAGAATCTTCCGGGGTGACTTCCGCCACCTATAATTTTACAAAGTCGTACGTTAATTCGCCTACTGTAACCTATGGTGTGCACTCAACAAACGGTGATATGGTCGTTGTTAGAATATCAAGTATCAGCACAACTTCTGTAACGATAGAAGTTTCGGCTCCATTTGATGGGACAGTTGATCTACAAATCCTGGAGGTTCAGTAATGCCTAGCAACATCATAGAAGAGGGAGTTGTTGCTTTTACTTTAGAGTCTCAAAAGACTGTAACACTACAACAGTTTCCATTACCTACCGGGTACAAAATAACCTTTATTGCGCAATCCTCTGGTGAATCATCTGTTGTTGGTCTTGCAAACCTTCAGGTTTCCGGAAAAGTAACTGGAGCTACCCTTGTTATTAATACATCATCTCCATTCACGGGCAATATATATTACTATGTAAGTTCCATTAGTTAGGAGTTAAAAGTGGCAAAAGATTTTAAAGCAAAACAATTACGAACAACTCAGGTTATAGCATCAGGGTCAGCAGTAGGCACTACACCATCTCTATTAATATATTCGGCATCACGAGCAACCAATGTCGATGGTGGTTACGCAGCATCTATGACTTCTACTGCAGGAAGTGATGTATGGATGTTCGTTGACGGTACAAAAAATGATACCGGTCTCGCGAATGAAAGTCATTCCGGCAAAGTGCTTTTTGCCGGTGACGTCGTAGTATCTGGTACCCTATATGCAGAAAAACAAATCTTAGAGGTGGATCTTTCTCAAAATTCAGACTTATTTTTGTCTGGAGCCTTGGTTCTAGGAGATCAAGGCGTGGCTCCAAATGGAGATGGCCAAACAAGGCTTTTTCAAACTATCGGAAACAACTCTGGATCTCTTTTCGTATCAACGGGATCGGTGTATCTTGGTGCAAAATCAGGAGGTGTATACCGGGAGACAGAAATCACTCCAAAAGTTATTCAGGCAGATAACGGAATTGGATCGCAAATTATTTCTGCTACGAATACTTCTTTGCATTTGGATATTAATAGTCTTACAGGCTCTTTAACAAATTCTAATATTGCAGACACTGATCTTTTTGCAGTTGCAGATGTAGGTGGAACCAACGAAGTAAAAAAAATTACACTAGGCAATGTTGCTACAAAACTAGCTGGAGACGGAATTTCTGCTGGTTCTGGTATTTTAGCCGCACAAGCAAGAAACGGAATTGCCGTCACGTCAAACGGAATAGAAGTATCCCTAACTGACATATCTGGTTCTTCTTCTATCGCTACTGGAGATAGTATTCCTTTCCTAGATACAGATGGATCAACGCAGATAAGCACTGTTGCACAATTAGTAACTGCCTTGGCTGGGGATGGTATATCTAACCTAGGCAATCAATTTCAAGCCAGTGTCGACGGATCGACAGTGGGCATATCTGGCGGCAACATTACAGTGAGAGCATCCGGGATTACAGGTACACAATTGAACACTTCCGTGGCAGGCAATGGACTTACAGGTGGCGCAGGCTCAGCACTGTCTCTTGATCTCAACGAATTATCAGCGGCAGATGTGGCTGTATCTGCTGATTCAATCGCGATCATTGATGCTGATGATAACTCGTCGAAGAAAGAGTCGATAGCTGATTTGGTTACTGGAATTGCAGGAACAGCATCTGCAACTGGGATTTCGGCAGCTTCAGGAGTTCTATCAGTTGATATCAACGCTCTTGCTGCAGATTCTAATGCTGGTAATCTTGCCGATTCGATTGCAATATCAGATAATAGTGATTCGAACAGCAATAAAAAGATTACACTGACTCAATTAAAAGCGTTGGTTGATACGGATACGACATATACGGCTGGTGATGGACTGAATCTCGGCGGTACAGAATTTTCCCTAGATCTCAAGTCTTCAGGAGGACTTAAAATAACTTCTGCAGAACTAGAAGTCGAACCAAGTGATTTTGCAGGAACCGGTCTAGAAGATGACGGTTCTGATAATCTTAGAATTGCTGCGTCTGCCGCTGGTTCCGGACTCACAGGAGGCGGTGGATCTCCTCTTGCATTAGACAATGCTGTTGTTCAAAAAACTATATATGCCGTTACAGGATCTGGTACTCATGGGTTTGGTACAGCAAACGCGCCTTCTGCATCAAATACTGATTCATTTGCCATCGGCAGAAGGTCTGTGGCTTCGGGCAATTACTCTGTAGCTATCGGTGCATCACAAAGCACAAACAACAATACTGCGTCCGGACTGTCTGCTGCAGCACTTGGAGGTGACAACGCGACTGCGTCTGGAGATTACTCTGCTGTTCTTGGTGGTTCTGGTAACACAGCTTCCGGAAATTATGCCGCGGTGATTGGGCGTTCATCAACAGCTGCGGGCGAAAACTCTATAGCAATAGGAAAGTCATTGACCGCAACTGAAGCTGATTCTGTAGCTATCGGAAACTCTACCAATAACGCGAAGATTGCACTGAGTGGATCTGTTGAGGTGTTTTCTACGTCTGTATTCAATGATGATGTATCAATACTTGGAGGTGGAGATCTTTTCGTCAACACTTTCATAAAACATTATGGGGATAACCATACAAGATTTGAGTTTCTTGGCGACGAAATAAGAACAACGGTCGGGGGTTTGAACAACGTAATCGTTAAAACCGATCAGATTCTTATACTATCTGGAGGAAGCGCAAATTCTAGTAACAATGCTGCCGCAGCGGATGTAGCATTTTATGTTTCCGGTTCTACTTCTTCACAGGGCACAACGACAAAAGGCACAACCTTACTCGATGGAGACGTATTTGTTTCGGGCAGTTTACGAGGGCCAACAGAACTTCAATTTGGTGATAATTCAAGCGCCAGAATATTCCGAGACGGTTCAGTCCTGAAATTTGATGATGCTTCAAACGACGTAAAAACTTTGTCACAATTAGCTTCGACTGGGGTTAGTGCGGAACATTTTGTCGGTGTCCATGGTGGGTCTCCAGCTACTAGTAAATTAAAAACAACAGCATCTGTTGCATTTGCTGGTGCATCGGACAATTTTGTTGACGGGCTTGCGGGAGAAGGTGTCGGTGCTGACACTTTTGTATTCTTCTCTGGGTCTATCGGTTCTCGTGGAACCACTACTCGAGGAGTAACGCTTTTTGGTGGTGACTCTGTATTCTCAGGCTCTGCTACATATCTAGGAACTACTGCTTTTACTGATTTGACTGCGACTGGAGATATAACGGCCGGTGCTTCTTTTGTTGCAAATGGTAATACAGTAAAAAATTCCAACGGCGATAAAGTATTCAAATTTAGCTCTGGTACAGGTGCGGCACTTATGGGTGACGGATCTATAATTGATAGTACAACACCATCTGCGTTTTTGCATATTGAAAACGCAGAAAACGTTCAAGCTGCTGCAACGAACGAAACAGCAAACTTTAATATCTTATTAAGAAATAGCACCGTTCAAACTAATGCGTTTGCAGGTATTGCTTTCGATGTATCGACAGAGCTTGACGCTGATTCTATCGGTGCGGCCATTAGAGCAGAACGAGATACATCCGCAGGAACAACAGTAGGAAACCATGCAACTAATTTGACATTTGCAACGAACAACACCGGGGATGATGCCCTTACTGAAAGAATGAGAATAACTCATGATGGAAAAGTTGGTATAGGTGTAGAACCTGGTTACGCTCTAGATGTGAGCGGCGACGTCCGAATCCGCGGAAATGATATCAGAGATAACAGTGGAAATGTTTTTATTAGTGGTGACGGTTCTGCAAACACAGTCGTAGCAAACGATCTTACCGTTAGTGGCGGAGATATTTTTGGTCCAACGGACGGCGACTTAAATATCAAATCAGATGGAAATATCACCTTTATTATCGACAATGATAACGACGAATCCTCGCAAGGGTTTTTGTTTAAAAATAATACATCCTCAGACGTTTTTGAAATTACAGAGTCAGGCGATATTCAAGCCGCGGGTGATTTAACCGTCGGAGGCAACGATATTAAGGACTCTGGTGGTAACACAGTAATTTCTTTTGATGGTTCTGGTAACATAGACAACAATGTTGATTTCACGGGCACTGTTGACTTCGAAGGTATAGTTCATGTTTCTCAGTATATTCAACACCTTAGTGATACTAATACTCGACTTGTTTTTAACGACGATCAAATAAATATTGAAGTAGGCGGCGTTGGTTTTATGTCATTGACCGAAAATGATTCTCAGGATACGATTGTTTTTAACGAAGGCTCAAATGATATAGATTTTCGCGTTGAATCGAATAATGAAGATTATATGTTTTTTGTCGATGCAGGAACAAACAGAATCGGAATGGGGATTAGCGGTCCTGCGGCAACTCTAGAGGTAAAAGGTGCAACAGCTGATGAAACTACAATTCTTTTGCGGGATTCTAATTCATCGGACATCATTGCAAAATTGTATCATGAAAACGGCGAGGACGATGGAGTCCTAGATCTATATGCCAATGGTGCTGTAACAGCACGTATCCACGGTAATGGAGATTCATTTATAAACGGCGGTGACCTGTCGATAGGCGAACAGCTGTCTGTAGTCAAAGGTATACCTAAGTCGGCTTCTGTTCTTTGTAACAGCAGCATTGACACCAATGAAGATAGATTTTTTAAGATTGCTACCATTGATACTACTATAACGAATCAAAAACAGGCAAAAACAACAATATTAGTGACTATGGCTGGTCCAGAGGTTGCCGATATATATGGCGCCGATGATACTTTTTTGCTGCACGTAGAATACGCTGCATCTAATGCAAGCCCATATTATCAGGAACAAGGTACTTTCATAAGAGTCGACACTGTGTCGGGCGCAACGGACCTAGAAGACTTTGATCCTGCAACAGATGTGGTCATGACTTTTAGTAACACCGGATTACCTACGCAAATAGACCTTTATATCAAGTCAAGGGAATCACACAGAACGGTCTATACGTCAATTCTAGGCGGTACTACATCTCAAGTACCTGGAGGTACTCAGTATGCAATAGAAGGATTTAGGCTTTTATCTGGACAGACTCCGGCTGCAGCAATTACTAGCCTTGGTACAGATGTATTTGGTACATGGGTGTCAAAATACTATTCAGCGGTTAGTATAAATGGTGGACAGCTTTTTAAGCCGGCTTATGCATCTGTAAAACTTACCTCAGACACTGATAATAATGCAAATGAATTTAATCCGTTTGATTCAGACGTTAACGGATCTCCAACAGAAATGTGTACAGCCGCGGGGATTACGTTTACTGCTAGCACTGGAAGATTTACGATTACCGAAGCTGGTGCATACGAAATATCAGCGAACATATTTATTAACGGATCACAACATTCAGGTAACCTAGGCGCCTTTAAACTAGAAAAAAATGGTAGTACAGATTTGTTAGCTGCTAACCCAGATGTATCTGTAGGCGCTGATACTGTTGAACTTAATTTAAACGGCATATTTGATTTTGCAGCATCCGATTATGTAGAATTTAAAATAGATAGTTTCAATGGTCTTACTAGTCAGCTAAATGTTGATCAAGGCTCAACACTTACAATAAAGCGTGTCGGATAATTAAGATATTAGTTTAATGAAATACTGATGTCATGTACTTATCGCTATAGCTAATTGGTAATTGATATTAGAATTATTAATTGGTTTAATTTAAAGATATAAAATAATTTAAGATGTATAAATTTAAATTACTTAAATTATTATAATTGTACATTTGTCCATTCTCAGGTACTATAGGAACAGTATTTTTTAATTGGAGAATGATATATGTTCGAAAGTCCATTTGGAACAAAAGAAGAATTACTAATTCCTTCAGAATGTGATGTAGTATTTGTCAGCGATCTGTTTGCTTCCCAGTATCTAGGAGGAGCAGAATTGACCACTCAAGCTCTAATAGATTCAGCGTCTGAAGGGATACGTACTTTTTGTATTAATGCAAAAGACATTACTATGAAGACTCTAGAATCTGGAATGAATAAATTCTGGATCTTTGGAAATGCAACACAGATGAATCTTCAGCTTGTGCCATCAATAGTTGCCAACCTGAATTATTCTGTACTAGAATATGACTATAAATTTTGTCGATACAGATCCATGGAAAAACATTTTGAGGCAGAACAGCAAGAATGTGACTGTGAACATGGAATGACAGGAAAATTATATTCTGCTTTCTTTCACGCCGCAAAGACAGTATTTTATATGTCTCAGGAACAAATGGGAATATATCATAAAACGTTTCCATTCCTAGCGGAAAAAGAAGGAAGTAACCAAGTAGTACTTTCTTCAGTCTTTGACGATAAGTTTTTTGCAGAAGTAAAACTTTTGAAAGACACTCCTAAAAACAGTAAATGGTTAGTCGTTGGTGGAAGTTGGATCAAAGGTACAGAAGATGGAGTAAAGTGGTGCGAAGACAACGGAAAAGAATACGAAATTATTCAAGGGCTTACTCATGAACAAGTACTTCAAAAAATGGCCGAATCAGAAGGTCTTGTTTTTCTACCAAAGGGAAAAGACACTTGTCCACGAGTTGTTCTAGAAGCACAAATGCTTGGTTGCAAACTTCACCTAAATGATAATGTACAACATAAAGATGAATTTCCTTTTACCGATGGAACAGAAGAAGATATAGAAATATACCTTTATGGACGAAGAGAATCTTTTTGGGAACAGACTAAGTCTGACATGAATTGGAATCCGAGAATCTCCGGATATACAACGACTTACAATTGCATATCTCAAAAATATCCATTCAAACAATCCATTAAGTCTCTTCTTGGATTCTGTGATGAAGTAGTTGTGATGGACGGTGGTTCAAACGATGGCACCTATGAAGAACTCGTAGCATGGTCTAAGAGTGAGCCAAAATTAAAAGTATATATCAATCCGGTTGATTGGAATGCAAAAGGTTCTGCCGTTGAAGACGGCAAACAGAAAGCTCGTGCGCGAGAAAAGTGCACTATGGACTTTTGTTGGCAACAAGATGTTGACGAAATTGTACACGAGACTCACTATGAAAAAATTACCAAGCTCTGTCGACAGTTTCCTAAGTTTATTGATCTTATAGCGTTGCCAGTTGTAGAATATTGGGGAGGATACGAAAAGGTTCGTCTAGACATTAATCCATGGAAATGGCGACTGAGTAGAAATAAGGAAGAGATCACTCATGGAATACCCAAACAACTGCAAATGTTTCATGAAGACGGAACGCCGTATGCCAAAATGGGTACTGATGGCTGCGACTATGTAAATAAAGAAACTTCTGAGCTTATTGCTCACGCTTCATTTTACACGCAAGAGGTACACAATGTTAGACTTGCGGCTTTACAAGGTATACCAAACGCACACGAATCATATCAACAATGGTTCAATACTCTAGTAAAAAATATGCCAGGAGTCTTTCATTATTCTTGGTTTGACATAGAAAGAAAAATAAAGACCTATAGTAAATTTTGGCAAAAACACTGGGAAAGTCTTTTTAATATAAAACAAGAAGACACAGCTGAAAACAACATGTTTTTTGACAAGCCATGGACCGAGGTCACCGAAAAAGAAATAACTGAATTGGCAAAAAAGTTATCCTCTGAGATGGGTGGATGGATATTTCATTCAAAAGTAGACTTTACAAAGCCGACACCACATCTTACATTAGATATAAATCCACCAGAGGTAATGAATGAACAGTGAAAAAATCCTAGTAACAATATGCAACTACAACCACTCTCAGTATCTTGAAGAATCTATTAAGTCAATTCAAGATCAAACATATCAGAATCTAGATATTTGTGTAGTTGATGATGGATCTGATAACCAAGAAGAAGTTATGGATCTAATGCAACAATTTCGCGAAGACGAAAGAGTAAGATTTTTCGTGAATGAACAAAACAAAGGAAAATGGTACTGTTTGAACGAAGCTATCAGAACTACAGACGCTACTATTTGTACTGCTCACGATGCAGATGATGTCTCGCTTAAACAAAGAATTCAAGCTCAACTTATGACCATGAAAGAAACAGACACTATTCATAATCTTTGTGGATTTTATCATTGTTGGAATGAAGATCACGTAAAAAAATATAAAATGATGAATTTAGCGGTTGATGCTCCTCTTTCTATTATTGGGCCAGCTGACATATCAAAGATTGTTTTGCAAGGCTATCAAATGCCGCATATCAATCATTATTACACTGGTAATTTTGAAACAGCAGGGGTGTCTGCAATGTTTTATAAAGCGTTATGGGACTATGGCACTAGATTTTTGCCACCAGATGTTGGTGTAAGAGTTTTACTTTCTGAGGATTCTGATTTTAATTATCGTGCAACAGCAACATACGGAAAAACTTCTATTGTTGCTGAAAAGCTTTATTGTTACCGAAGGAATACTTCAACAAACAAGGAGCAAATGTGAGGCCTAAATTAAAGATAGTCGTGCCAACTTATAATACAGAACAGTGGATTGTTAGGTGTCTAGACTCTATATACAATCAATCTTACAAAAATTACGAATGCATTGTTATAAACGACGCGTCGACTGATAATACCAGAAAAAAAATTGACACATACCTAGAATCTATTCAAGATGATCGTTTTACTGTCATTCATAATACGGTAAATAAAAAAGCATTGCAAAATATTGTAGATGGTTTTGATTGGTTGAAATCAAAGCACAGCCCAGAGTGCGTTTTGATGGCAATCGACGGCGACGACTTTCTATATTCTGCGATGTCACTTGAGATCATAGCACAAGTGTATGATAGACATAATCCTTTATTGACTTACGGTAATTGGATAGGTTGGCCTTTTGGAGGTCCTTCCAATAACCGTGCTATACCAGACCTAGTTCACAAAATGAAAAATTATAGAGAGTTACCGTTTGCTTTTTCGCATCTTCGGACATTCAAATCAAAATTATGGTACAACATAGACCAAGAAGATCTAAAGGATGCAAACGGTAATTTTTATGGAGTAGGATGGGATGTATCTTTTATGTTGCCTATGATAGAAATGGCGCAAGAAAGAGCAGTAATGATTCCTAACGTGCTATATTGTTACAACAGAATAAATCCTATAAGTGACGATAAAATAAGACAACAGGAACAGATTGCAGTTGATAACGAAATCAGAAATAAAAAACCTTATAAGAGATACACAGAATGATTACTTTTTCTCAATTAGGAAAGTACGGCCGCTTAGGAAATCAAATGTTTCAATA